CATTTATATACTCTCCTTAACATCTCTAAGATGGTTCTGCAACTCTTCTACAAACAAACCTAGCCCTGGAAGTTTAACAAGATCGGCTAGTAAGGAAGTCAGTTGGTACGTTGCATTTCTACTTATCTCATCATTCTTATTGGCCAATGCTGTTCTATGAATTCTAACTAATTGGTTAATTCCAGTAGAAAATGATATCAAATATTTATCTGGCGCCCACTCTAATCTCAATTGAGCTTTTTGTTTGTTTTCGCGATACAACTTAAAAAATTCCTTACTAAATAAAAGCTGTTCGAACTTGTTGGGATTAGTTTGCTTGAGCAAGAACAATCGAGCTATCTTGCTCTTAAGTCTCTTGAGAGCATCTACAACAAGCTTGTTCCTATTACCTCGTTCTACTTCAAAAACAAGTATATCGCCTATCCCTTCTAAAGAAGAGACGAACTTCTGCTGGTCCTTTTCACTCACTGACGTGAGTTTATCGTAGCACATCTTCCAGATTCTCAAAAAACTTCTCCAATATATACTCGGTTTGAGTAGTATATTTATAAACATCATAAATGAATCGTATGAATAAAAACACAGTTATAAGAAACAACATCATGTCTACCCATGCGGCATATCTCCATAATGGTCCTGGTGGGTTGGCAGTAAAGAAGCGGAGCAAGATAGCTAAGATTAAATCACCACTTCTATTATCATCATTTCTTTTTGTTTAAATACTTCGTAATGTTTTTACATGAACTGTCTGAGATGTCATATAGTGCTTTCTGTAATTTACTAAAGTATTTCTTGGCTTTCTCTTCTCCAATGATATTGCCAACAACAAGCAGGGCCAAGACAGTACCACATACGCTTCCTATTATCTCTTTACTAACTACTTTAAGAGCAGTGTTAGCATCTTTTTTACCTTTAAGTTGTTTAGTAAACCATGAGGGTAATTCCCATCGTATACTACCTATTTCTGACTTAATTTTTACTTCCATATTGTCCTCCACCTCTTCCTATTAAAGTTTATACATACATCTAAACAATTCTTTTTACATATAGGATCTTTATGGGTGTCGTGATTCTTCGACCACTCCTCTCTTTCCAATCTCATGTTTAGTCCAACCTTCCCAATTGGTTTGCCTTGCTCTCTCATGTAAATAATACATGGATAGTGTTCTTCTCCCATAACAGCCATATCATCGAGCACAAGCGAACATCTATTGGGATCATTTGAAGATAATCCTCTTACTGTAAGCCCGTTTTGTATATTCTGCACTCTATATCTTAAGATAGGATGAACATCTAGTAATTCTTTGTTGACATAAATATTCTTAAGCTTATCTCCATTTTGTGCAGCTGGTATAATTCTAATATCAGACACTCCTAAGTTATGCGCAAATTCAATTGTCTCATTAACAATTGATATATTCTGATCGGTCAACACAACTCCTACAGTAACATATGTGAGTTTAGATAGTTGTCTAATATTATCAACTACTTTATTCCATGAACCCTTCTTATTACCTGCCATCTTATCACCATCTTCTGCACAACACGCATCTAATGATATAGAAAGGTCATTAGCACCTTCATCTATAAGAGACTGATATAATTCATAGTCTGCAGAACCATTAGTGGAGATTGCGATGCGTTCAATATCTAATTCTTTAGATAGTTTAACAAGATTAGTGAGTCCTGGCTGAAGGGTGGGTTCTCCTCCTGAAAACCTAATATTTTTCAGTCCTTGGTTAGCCCACAACCTAACAATATCCTCTGCCTTACTTTGTGCTAGATCCCTACCACCAATATGTCTACAATAAGGGCACCTGAAGTTACATCTAGCACCAAGTATTAACTCGCAGCGCCACAATGGTGTATAAATACTAGATGTTTGAGCTCTCTCATCTGAGAGTGTATAGAATCCAATATCTTCAAGTCTCATATAACCTCCTCTCCTAAGTTTAACAGAGAATTTACTATATTATACGGTGTTGCTTTTACAACAGTAAAATTATAGTTATTGACCAAGTCACTTACTGAACGTAACATACTTAGTGAGCATAATCCTGTTGGGGTACCGCTTATAGCCCAATTTTCAACCATATCTTTATTTAACTGTGATACAAACCAACAAGTTTTACTTTCATTTGTGCCTAAGATTATATCTCCAGGTTTAATCATATACCTAGCAATAACCTTGCAAGACTATTTAATGAGGTTTTATTAATATGATATCTATTTTTTAGATGGGTATAGTAATCCACTCGCATATTTAAAATACTAGAAGGGCTAATGCCACAACACCATAGTTCTTTTGTTGCTTCTTTATTAGCCTGAGAAATATATGAAATTCCAATGTCAAACAAACATGGATATGTAAGAATTTGATTGGCTTCTATTTCTTCTATATTCATATTTGTTTTGTCAATAATTGGAATAATAATCCATTGTTATCCTTACCACATTCCTTATGGAGTATAGGCATAACTACACGTGGTTCTCTACTATTCATATTCATACATACCTCTTCCACAAATAATCGTAGTTTATTAACGTGAATGATTTGTTTAATGGCATTAGTTATCCTAAGTTCGTGTTGCTGTATTGCTCTAACCGAGTAACCATCTTCAATAAGTAGTTGTTTACATATTTCTAACATATCACTACTAGGTATTTCCATCGCCTTCCTAATGGTTTGCTCTATTATCTGGTCATGTATGCCACCTGCTTCTAAGAAGTGTTTCTCTTCTACTGTTGGAGGCTTACACTTAAGGATAACCTTACAACCATTTACATCTACTGCCCACATACTACCTTCTAATATAAACTTACCTGCATTTCTATTGATACCCTCGTATAATTGCTGAATATTACGATAAGTTTGTTCTATATTGCTAAAGTCTTGTGTTGATCTTATACCATAGGTATTAAAGAATGCATTGGATGAGTGATAATATTTGGGTGCTTGTGCATTCTGATGAAAATGTATCATAGGTCCAGCTAGATCATATTTAGATAAGAGCCCTTGCTCTTCCTTTATACTTACTACCCTACTTTGGTCTAGGAATATTAGTATACGTATATCTAATGGATTAGAATACGCTACCATATGCGGATTTTTATAACCATATAGTTCAGTTGAGATACTGTATCCTGTTTCTAATATACACTTAGAGATAGCTGGATGTCTCTGTAACATATCCAAAGATAGATCTAGGTAGTTGATAGTGGGGTCTACTGGTGAGGGTCCACACATGGCATTTCTACGTACCTTAGGTACTATTTCTATTATGTCTCCCTTTGCATTTTTCAAAGGGTAAAAAGTTATATTTGTCCCATCGAGCTTAGCAGTAATTTGTATGGGTCCTGTAGGTATATTTATAACACCATTAGCTCCGTATGGATAACGGGTCTTAGGCATACCGAAAACTACTTGCTTGGTATGTTCCCCATTTACTTTATCTATTACTAAGCAACCCAACCTATTGTCTAATTGCATACATATAAAACCAACCACGTTATGTCCTTGCGGCGTAGTAATATCAAAAGGTTGTAGGTTCTTAGATTTAGCACCTATCATCTCACTGGCTTCTTCTTTAGTTAAGTTACTATCTACAAATTCTCTTGTATTATTCTGTACAAATGCCTTTCGCTGTTGTTCTATGGTTATTTCTCCTGTGTCAGCAGAAAACTCAAGGAGAGATTGTTCTTCTATGGTCTTCTCCTTACGCTTACGAGGCATCGCTTACGATTTCCTTACTATCAAACCTAAGATGTAGAGGTACTTCTCTTATAGAAGTAGATAGGTTAGATCCTAACATTCTATAGGCTCTGCCAAGGGCAATTGATCTACCTATTTTTCTATTAAAACCATCTTCTTTACTACACGTAGCAAATCCCATAAAGTAACGATCTATATGGAAGATAACAGCATTTGTAACTCTTCTAAATTCATTATCTGTAGTATAACTAAATTTTAATTTAGCATCCATGCTTTTTAACTTAGTACGTAATGCTTCCTCTTGCCTAGTCATAATTATTCATCTCCTTTAAATGTTTTTAATCTAAGGTGTATTTAATACCACTACTTCTAAGAATGTTTTCTACCTTATCTATTACTTCTGTTAAGGTTGTACCTAGAATCGTTAGCATCTTACCACTGGATGGATCTCTTACCTTAGCGGCATGAAATCCTTCTAACATACCATATTCATATAAATCTAATTGCTTAGCCATCGGCATACCTCCCAAAGTAAGTTTGTTTAGCAGGAATAGATACAATATCAAATTCAGGTAGACGAAGTGCTGAAAGTGAACCACCAAAAACAGCACCTGTATCTATTCCATATGTATTATTAGTGATTTTAATTTGCTGATCTTCAGATACGACATGACCATATACTACAGTTGGTCCGTCATATGTATCTTCCCACGGTATACGTATAGGGAAATCGTTTGGATCCCGACCACAGGTCGGACCATACATACAATAATCTTTTACTTCTTTGTCCCTCCGCCCTAAATATTCCTTTTTAAATGCAGCATGAGTAATAACAATAGGCTTAGATAAGCCTTCATATATTAAATATGGGGGTAGTTTAAATAAGAAGGCTTTCATATCTTCTAAATTAAATGAACCATCTTCATTAAAATAATTTAGCTGATCTATTGTTTTTTGTAGTCCGTGTTTTATCTTTACATCTCTGCCAGCTAAATATCTGGCGAATTTATTTTCGTGGTTACCCATTACTGTGAGGGCATATCCAAACTCTACGTGCGTCCTAACAAACTCAAATGTGAGATATGGATCGGGACCTCTATCTATTACGTCCCCTGTTAATACAAAAATACGCTCAGGATGAGCGTAGAAATCATCATTGTTAGTGGTATACCCTAACTTAATGAGTAATTCTTTTAATATATCTAAACAGCCATGTACATCACCTATAATATCTATTTTCTTATGATGTATGGGTATGGTTAATTCTAAAGCATAAGATACAGTAGTATTTTCTATGTATATATCATCTATATTATCTAAATAATACACACTCATATCTTTTTTGTTCTTAAATGTGTCTAGACTGTGTATAAGCTGTAGATATTGCTTCTCTATAACCTTCTCCCCAACAGGGAACGGTCGTAGCTTATCATTACTAATACATGAGACTGGTGGCGTAGTTAGTATTATATACACTATGGGCTTGTGTTGTTCTTTAGCTATATTTTCTATGTTAGTCCTAGCTTTATCGGTAGTATTAGTAGCGTCTACTACTGTTAACATATTATATTTTAACTTGGCTCGTATCCAATTATGAAATATAAGAAAAGCACCATCATTATACTCTTGAAGGTCTGCCTCTGAACAAACCATATCTAACTTGCCATGTTTTATAAGTCTTCTACATTGGTCTGAAGATACTATCGACTCACGAGGAAAATGTCTTTTAGCAAGGGTAGATTTTCCTGAACCGCTACATCCCACAAGTATAACTAATGCATTACTAGATATACGAAGGTTAGTCATAAATCTCCTTAGTCTTTAATATCTAACACATACATTCTGTCTAATTGTGTATCTATATGACTTATGGCAAGTGAAATAAGAAATTGTGGTCTAAAAACACCACTTGATTTAAAATTACCAGTATTATCTGTCTCACTTTTAAGACCCAATCCAATAGCTTGTTTGAGTGGTAGTCCACAACTATGTAGTATGTAAGCTATGGTATGAGGTATATTATATGAATAAGCTATTACATATCCTATTGGTACATACCTTAACCAACGCATAAGTTTTTTATACCATGGCAGTGTCCACCATGTGCCATGGCGCACAAAATTAAATTCCGAATCCATATAATTAAATCCTCACTATCATTGCAATTTGTTTACACTATGTTTAGTGATCCACTCAGATATAGGCATATAACACTCATCTTTCAGTATAGGTCTAACAACATATGCTTTATTCTTAGCATGTTGAGGACATAAATATACAATGCAAGAACATACTGTCTCTTTTGGATGATTATAATGACCAATGTATCCCTTGCTAGGTTTCATCCGCCAGGAACACTTAGCACACTTTCTTCTTACTTTAGTTCTCAGCATCTAAAGTATCCACATCCTCTTTTTGTTGATTAACTCTAATCTCTAATTCCTTACTGACATCATTTATAAGAGGTGACAGTAGATAGAATAATTCATCTTTGAATGGCAATAACCTATCATGCAGGTGTGTGTTATATGGTCCCACCTCTCTGTTGGTGTCATACAATAATTCTAGAATATCTAGAGCATGATATGCCCCACACGTACCACATCCATAGCAATATTCAGAACATCTCTTACCCCAATCTGTTTTAATACGCTGCTGTGCCATAATTAAGAATTGACGCGATGAACAATTAAATTGTTCATCGCTGGCTACATAGTTATTAAACCAGTTATTAAAATACATGTGTAATTTTAATTTAATGTTGTTTGTAATATTAGTGATTAACTTACCAAACATTTTTCCTTATAACCTCCTATTACTATACAAGTACACTAGACGATCTAATCCAAACGCAATCTCAAATACATTTATGTTTGGCAATAAGAAATCAGTTCGTTTGCTCATAGAGCAAACCTCTAAATTGTCCACTGTAATATCTATGGTGCCTTCTGAATAAGAAGGCAATCTATCTGATATTTCCAATATTACATCATAGCAACCACAAAAGAGATCTTTCGTTAATCTTATTGCAGCATCTCTTAATAATGTTGGATAATCCGCTTTGGTTGTCTTATCATAAATAAATTGGAATTCTAATTGATAGAATTCTTTCAACCTCATATGCTTAATTGTCTTATCTTGTTCGTTGCGATAGCTTTTACCTTGCTGGAACACACACATTGGCATACTATGTCTTGTACCTAGTTTTTCGATTAAAAACTTAGCATATAAATAACTACCCAATGTAGTCTCAGGACGCAAAGACAACTCTTGATTTTCAACTGGCATAATATCATCAAGCGTATAACTAGAGTTAATGTTTTCGCGTAGCATTAGTGTTGGCGCATCTATATGATAAAATGAGAATGCCTTATTAATCAACTGAGACTCTAGTTCTAAATTTGTAATCAGATACTGACTAATCATCTTTCGAACTATTAAATCTTTAGGTTCCCAAAGCATCAAGCCATTTGATATAATATTAAACATTAAAACCTATCTTATTCTCCATGAGAGTTGTTTAAGTATGAGGCAATTACATCTCCATGGCAAGCATGGGGTTTACAAAAACAAACTAATGTTTTGCCACGGAGAGCTTCTACCTCAATTTGAAAATCTTTATACTTTATTTGCTCAGTAAAGTATTCTCTAAACAAGGCAACAACCTCACTCCGTGAGGTTGTTGCCGTAATTGCAAATGGATTACCAAACATACTTGGTCGTCCAATATATACATATAAAGGATTTCCCTTAAAATCAGAAGGCGCTTCTTTTATATGTATTACCTTGGTTTTAAGTGTATTATCCATTTATATACTCTCCTTAACATCTCTAAGATGGTTCTGCAACTCTTCTACAAACAAACCTAGCCCTGGAAGTTTAACAAGATCGGCTAGTAAGGAAGTCAGTTGGTACGTTGCATTTCTATTTATTAGTCTGCTACATTCCTAAGCCCTTGAGGTGTATACTCAAACTGAGGAGTATACAGTATTGTATCTGGCGTAATTAGATGGTTGGCATGATCTTCGTGCACTAAGATCACTGATGCATCTATTTTTAGATACATCGTCCCATCGGCTGTTTGATACATAGTTACATTTTCTGATAGTGGTGCATGTAATAACTTATTTTCTAAATTCCACTCTTCTTTCGTTTTTGGGATATATTGTCCGTTATTTTTAGATATGTTTTCTTTAAACAAAAACATATCCTGCTCTTCAATATCAACAAGCCTATGTGAATGACCTGTTGTTTCACCGAATGCAATTGGCCGTGGCGCTATTTTTTGAGCATCCTCAGGGATGCTGCTGCTTTCTAGTAATACATCACCTTGGCGATTATTGGTTGTTTTCATATATATATCACTCCTTCTGTTAATTTAACTTTCAACTATCGGCCGATAGTTGTTTTGTTGCTTTTTAAATGTTGAAGCTATTGCTTTCTTACATGTCGTATGTTTGGGATCAATACGTAGAAAATATGTGTCAATAACACCATCCTTTCTTACACAATGCACCCGTATCATAACGAGTGGCTCATCTCCTTCCAAGTCGAATTTGAATAATGTTCTAAGACCATGTCTGTCTTGATCTTCATCTAATACTTGAGCTTTAGCATCAAGTAGGAATTTACCTGGACCTCCTATATAACGGTCTAGCATTATTCTGCGAATCTCGGCATTCGTCTCCTCAATAACTTTTGAAACAGTGATTGTTTCTGGATTTTCTATTATATATTGTTCTATTTGAATGCCATGCCAGAACCACAAGCCAGTATGATCTGACCATGATATAGCTGGACCATTATCTGAGTGTAACCTATCTCGTGTATCGCGTGAGATAGTGTTGTGTGGTTCTGCACATATTGCAAACTCTCTATGTAGCCACATCCATCCACCAGACATCAGGTCTTCCCAAGCCTGGCTTTTCAATCTTATTTCTTGCGAAAGTTCCAAACCCAATACATCCCTTATAAAAGAAATGCAGGCAGTGCCTCTCCACCACCATCCTGACCAGTATTTTCCACCTAAAACATTGTTCCAAGATCTACTTATTATATTTAAGATAGCCCTACGAACAGCATCACCAACAGCATTACCAACAGCATTATCAACAGCATTACCAACAGCATTACCAACAGCATTATCAACAGCATTACCAACAGCTCTACGAACAGCATCATCAACAGCATTATCAACAGCATTACGAACAGCCCTACCAACAGTATTACCAACAGTATTACCAACAGTATTACCAACAGTATTACCAACAGTATTACCAACAGCATTACCAACAGCATTACGAACAGCATTATCAACAGTATTATCAACAGTATTACGAACAGCATTAAAAACAGCTTTACCAATGGTCTTACTAATATTTTTTATATCATTATTTGTAGATATCTTTTTACTTAATTCAATTAATAAAGCAATTGTTGGTCCAACTACAACCAACTGAGTTGGTGATTTAACCCATACTATGTGTTTGGGTGGTTCAAGTCCTGCAAATCTATAGCAGTCAACTATTCCTTTTTCTACTCTTTCTCTATTAGCTCCTTGGGGTGCTAAGGTGTCTTGAATCCACTTATCAGCAAATGGTTTCATAAGAGATTTTTCATTGTCTGTTAATTTCGTTATTGTTTTTCTTAACTTCATTTTATATTTCCTCCTCTCTTTTTATACTATTATTCTCTCCAGCTTCCTCTTATTTTATCACATATAAACATAACAAGCCAAGAACTTATTAGGAAATATAGAATAAACATGAGATTAGGTATGCTGCCTGATTTCTACATATTCACCATTTATCAGAATACCTCGTTCTATGGGAGTTGATTGCATACGATTACCATCAAAACCCATAAAACCTAATCGTTCTATGAACACTTGTGGATTCTTAGCATTCTTCATAAGATTAGGTTCGATGATACGAACCTTATACTCTACTTTATACGCATTACCTTTCTTGGATGTTTTATTTGCACTAGCCATACAATCCAAATATGCTAGTGCAGGTCTAATTATCTCTTTCCCCTCTATTTTTTCTTTGAACTTGCCTGATGTTTCGCCAGCATTCCATTTCCCTACTGCTTCACCAAGTAGGGTTCCAATTAGAACCTTATCATAGATAAAACTTACGGTGGTATTCTCCACCGTTTGTGTTACTTCTTTACTTTCTACTTTCTCTACTACTTTTTTGGTTGCCATTTTGACAACCTCCTTTCGCCTCTATCGAGGCTTAAATTAGAGCGTTAAGCTTTAGCTTAACGCTTAAATCTATCACAACATCGAGCAAGACGTTGTCAAGATACGTTGTTTGTCTTGACAACGTCGCTAGCGAAGGTGTTATCTAAACAGCATCATCAACAGCACCACGAACAGCTATCCCAACAGCATTATCAACAGCTAGACCAACAGCTCTACGAACAGCATCATCAACAGCACTATTAACAGCACCATTAACAGCATTACTAACAGCAATACTAACAGCATTATTAACAGCATTACCAACAGCATTACTAACAGCACGACGAACAGCATTACCAATAGCACCACCAACAGCATCACCAACAGTACTATCAACAACATCACTAACAACATCACTAACAGCACCACGAACAGCATTATCAACAGCATTACGAACAGCTCTACGAACAGCATCATCAACAGCTATCCCAACAGCATTAAAAACAGCACTACCAACAGCATTATCAACAGCACTACCAACAGCCCTACCAACAGCATTACCAACAGCATTAAAAACAGCACTACCAACAGCATTATCAACAGCTATCCCAACAGCACTACTAACAGCATTATCAACAGCATTACCAACAGCATTACCAACAGCATCACCAACAGTACTACTAACAGCATCATCAACAGCTATCCCAACAGCATTACCAACAGCATTACTAACAGCACGACGAACAGCATTACCAATAGCACCACCAACAGCATCACCAACAGTACTATCAACAACATCACTAACAACATCACTAACAGCACCACGAACAGCATTATCAACAGCATTATCAACAGCATTACGAACAGCTCTACGAACAGCATTATCAACAGCTATCCCAACAGCACTACTAACAGCATCATCAACAGCACTACCAACAGCACTACTAACAGCATCATCAACAGCACTATAATACACAATACCTAATTCGTCTGTTCCTGAACCCGTAGGCCCCTTATATGGTTCAGATAGCATAACATTACACCTCCTTAAGATTAAAAGATAACAAAGACTAAAAGATAATAGTTTAACTATAACTTTTAATGCGAGTAATTACATCGAGAATGCCCTCACTATCATGTATATGTTCAAAGATATAACTCTTAACTTCATGAGGTTGTAGCATTTTTAGAATACAATGTTCTGACGGTGATATACCTAGTCTTGCGGCTTCTATTCCATGTGCCCACACTTGAAACCAGAAACGTTTAAACTGTAATCTAAAGTGCATCTCCTCAATACTTTCTCTAGCATATTTTAAGAATTGATCATCACTAGCCATTTATACACCTCTATGTTCTTAATTAATCTTCCAATCATGGAAGCCAAGTAAATTCTTGGCTCTATTTAAAAACTCATATTTATTTTCATCTTCTATCTTTAGATATAGTCCAACAACTAACCAGCATGCCCAATGATGAATATTATTACCAAATTCATCAATAGGTGGCATTTTTTTTACATACTCAAGAATCTTATAGATATTCGTTTTATCTTTTGCTGGCATCATAAGGCGGTTATATGTATTTATATCATATTGTTGAGCGCCTAGTGCCAATAGAAGAGCTGTATTGATTTTTAACACCATCTTTTCCTTTCATATCCATAGCGTATTGAAACTTACTTACTCTTTCCCTTCCCAAGCTTATGTACTTTCACTTCGAAATCTTTATATATTTGAAACTCCAATTGTACACCATTAGCCCATGATGGTTCGTCCTTATTGGGTGCGTTAAAACATAGTTCGGTATTTTTAACACAACTATTTAATGCACTTAAACCACCAGCAAAGACAGGTGAAAAACTAATATAGAAGTTGGTGGAATATCTGTCTTCTTCTTTGATATTAAACCAACGAAATAGTAGGGATTGAAGTTCTCCATCATGTAATCTTATATCCGTGTTAATCACTTCCCTTTCTATATCTTATTTCACAACATGGGTCGCCTATAGAATAAATATGTTCTGTAATTTTACATGACTTGCAGCGCCATAATTCATATGTTTTATTATGCTCTAAATCATGAACCTGTGCCAGCTTACGATCAAGTATCCACTGGCTACCTTCTAGCAATACTAGACCTATATGGTTGCCGTTGGAACATTCTATGGTTAATACTATATGCCCCAACTTAGTATGTTCCATCAGTAATATTGCTTCTGCCTGTTTATCAGCTGTTAACATGATCTATTCCTCCTTTTTCTCTGCTTTCTCTGCCATATCTGTCTGTCTAGTGGGAGACAGTTGTTTGGCGGTCTCATACCTACATTCTTCACAAGCACCTATATCATACTCTCCTTTCAACTTATTATCACACATAATACAAATTCCCTTAAATCCTTCATAACAATCCATACATATATTGTTAGAAAAAACCTCACCTATCGCGCAAATCTCACAAAGCATGTCTTATACACCACCCTTTCTTGAAACAGAACCTAATATATTTTGAATCGCTTTATACATACCCGCTATTATCAGTATACCTAGTACTAGAAGTACTAGGTGGGGGCAAATAATCCACCCAAACATAATACATCCCACTATTAACATAAATATTCCTATCCCTTTCCCAAGAGGATCATCTTTACCTCCTATCTTCAATATCAACCAACCCATCACTACGAATAATAAAGGTACTAACCATTTCATGATTTAACCTCCTATTCTTCCGTTAACAGCACCATCAACAGTAGAAAAATGAGACCTGATTAATAAGGGATTGAAACTTAATTTATTCATTGATACCCTTCCCTTCTTTTTCAGAAATGTTTATAGACGAGAGAACTGGAGATATTGAAGAAGATTCAAATACTCTATCAGAGTATTCAAGAGCAATACTTTCTGCAGATGAAAAATTATTTGCTTTTACCGTAAATGTTACAGGATAAACTATTGTAACTTCATATAAATTCATTGTTTTACCACATATCCTTTCTTTTTGTGCGCTCCTGTTCGAGCGCACCAACCACCTTATTAAACTTATCTTCGGCTGGAAGCCGAAGATGATCAAACCTTTCCTCCAACATCCCCTGTTCTTCAGGGGATAATACATACCCCTGAGCGAGCTTCTGATGGAGCTCGTGACGAACGATCTCCTCTTCGGAGACCGTTTCAAAATATCTAATTTTGCTTTTTATCATACTTCTACACCTCCCTAAATTGAATAAATTTAAAGATGGCGGTCTTTTCGACCGTACCATCCGTCAATATTTTCTCTACCGCCTCGCGGCGGGAGGTAGATACTACTACTTTATACCCTAACTCTTTACACATATGAGTTAAAGTATAAAATAACGATTGTTCCCCCATTACATGGAGGATTACTTGAGAGGGGGATAACCCCTTAATATCAAGGATCTCTCCTATCTGATACATCATATCCATAGCTAACTTACTAATCCCCTCCTTGTCTAAGGAGGGGTCAACTTGCGGAAACGGCATATCTAATATATCCCCTTTTACCCCTTCTCTTTGTTCTATTGACCATTTCCCATATGGGTGGTTGCTGATATTAATAAACATATTTACACTTCCTTTCTTTATCCATAATATCCACCTAAACAATACAAACTTAGGTGGTCTTACCAAGATACATAACAGGATGCTTGCACACCGTATGCAAAACACCCTGTCATCCACAGACTTATCTTCCCCACGAACAGAAAAGGGCAGGTGGTAGATATCCTACCCGCCCACTCTCATCTTCCGTAGAAAAAGTAGAAAAATGAGACCTGATCAGTAAGGGATTGAAACTTTACGCCTTCTTTCTTTTTTTTTTTTTGAATTAAAAAGCCGAGGGCTAATGCCCTCGGCTAAATCAAGCCTAGAAACTAGGCTTGATTTTTCCAGGAGCCTTTTTAGGCTCCTGGAGGAGCTCACTCACGCGAGCTCCTCCGTACCGTCCAAACTGGACGGTGTAGAGTTTGAACTCTTCACCGTCCTTTATTGTAATCCACGGGGACGGGTTCCCCGTGTCCCTGGGACCAAGTCCGATCCCAGTCCAGACGCACGCATCTGGGCTGAGATCAAAGATCTCAGCCAGCTCTCCTGTAATAATTACAGGAGAGCTTACGCTCCCTTTCTCAGCATTAAATCTTTCTATTAGCTCGCCCAAAGGGCGAGCCAATAAACCCTTAGCGAGCCCGATAAGGCTCGCTTCTTTTTTCCCTTTAACTTCTATAAAGCTCATTTTTTTACCTCCTTTTGGCAGCAGCTAGATGCCTGCTGCCTTGGATATTGTAGGTGCACATGGGGCAGACAAGGAACTGAATTGTCAAGATACGCTGTTTGTCTTGACAATGTCTGCCCCATGTGCTTTGCTTTTTAAGGCAGCAGGCAGCTGCTGACTAAAAGAAAGAGGTAAAGAGATGAGGAGAAGTAAGGGGAAGAAAGAGGCATGAGACAGAGGGAAGCTAAAGAGGGGGGCTCGAGGAGGCGAGTTGATGGTGGCACCTCCCCTCCCTCTTTTAGGTGTTGTAGCTGGAGAGCAGAGGGGGTTTAGCCCCTCTGGTCGGGACACTATTATTACAACATCAAGGTTAGTGGGGGGGAATAGTATCCTCATGTATAGGCTATCAACTTATACTATAAGGTTAAGTTGGATAGGGAAGAGGGGCCGAAGGCCCCTGATGGGAGCACTAAGAGGTTCTTTAAGGGTTATATATGAGGCATAAAATAACTCCCTATATAAGCCTTGAAAGAAAACCCTGGATTAAAGCCATTTGTTTTTGAGAGATGAGTACCAATAAGGTGGTTTTTAAGAATGGCTCTACCATTGACTTGAGACTACCTCAGCTACAGGGAACGACATCTAAAGGACAGGCAAAAAATGGCTCTGCTACGTGGTCAAAAACTGGCGTGGCTATTGGATGTGGTTTTTCAAACGGATGTTGTATTATCAACGTTGGGCGCCGAAGGCGTAGTAGATAAGGGTAGGTTGGAATAGGAATAGACAAGGGGAGCCGAAGGCTTGAGGTAAGAGGAAGTAGGGAGGGGGGTGCGAAGCACCCCTGTTGGGAGGAAAAAGGGGAGCGGTAGAGCTAAACAAGCCTCTACCGCTCCGAAGACTACGAGTAATCCTCGTAGTCGTCTTCCAGGGGGCAGGCTATTACCCACCCCCAATCGTATGCACAATCAACGCATACGCCCATCTCCTGACAAGATGTCAGGAGACCTACTTCTCCACATACAGTGCAGAAGTCTATATCATCAACTTCCACCATAGAAGTTGATGATAATATTCTCATATTTCACCTCCTTTCTTTAGTTGTTTGTTGAGACGTGACTTAGATACCATATCCAGTCACATCTTATTAGGGCTCCATCATACAATCTGGGCAAATAAAGTGCCCAGATTGCTTTCAGGATACAACCCTTTATTACTTCAGGGTTGTATCCTAGATCACTAACCCATTCTGGGTTAGTGATAAACATCATTCGTGCGCTGTACTGACAGCGCACGAACTTAAACAAGTATTCCATTAATATCCCTCCTTTCTAATCTAGCAAGCTACCGCTTGCTGCATATATCAACAACAAACCCTGCTCCTCCTAATAGGAGGAGTACTACAAGCACTCCTCCCAACCATGGGAGCAGCACACAAGCTGCTCCCACCAACCCCACCCATAAGAGGGTGGTACCAATTAGGTTGTCCTTCTTTCGAAGGAACCAACCTAGTACTGCTATAAAAATACAAATTAACAACCTTAACATATTTACTCACCTCTCTTTCTCGTGACCATTATTTAACGAGGCGGTCACTACCTCGTAAGCTCAGTCCTAACTATCCCTCCTTTCGCGCGATGTACTCATCGTACATCGCGTTGATATCCTCGTCCGTAAGAACGAGGTCTTCCGACCAGGACTCATAGTCCTGGTCTACCTGCTGGAGGCAGCCCCAGCAAGGGGCTGCCTCCAGGTACAACTCATCAATCAGGTCCCTGATCATTTGCTCACCTCCTTTCGAAGGCGAACAGCTTCTGAAAGCTGCTCGCGATGATATCGCGAGCGTAACTCCCAGACATACTCTGGGAGCTTGTCCAAAAGCCCCCAGACTAACTCGGGTTCCCAACCCGAGTATCTCTTTTCGATCCAACTTTCAAAACTCATCATATAATACCTACTTTCTGCCGCTGTTAAGCGGCGTAATGTCACCCACTTGGTGGGTGCAAAAAAGGGGAAGGGAGAGCTTGTAAGCTCTCCCTTCCCCCCAACTTACTTTACTCAGAGACCTCGGCGTAGAATGCGCCGAGATCCTCCTTCCCCTTTATTACAACATTAACGCACTGGCCGAGGTTACTGTGAATGTAAAAACTCGTGCATTCAATCTTTTCAGCTGCGCACGCTGCGCAGCTGGACGGGTAGGCATAGCCTACCCATCCAGTGAACCCCGCGGGCGGGTTCTGACACCATTCCATGATGGCGTCGTAAAGCTCTCTACCTTTACAAATACTCATATTATACTCCTTTCATCTACAGCCTGCCTCACGGTCAGGTCTTACATAGACCTCATCATCGGTGTCGCAAGCCACCTCCCACCTACACCCCGTGGTTGGGGTTAAGCCCGCAACCATAGATTACTCTATGGTTGCGAACTCAGCGTTCAGTATCGCCCAACAATAGGCGACACAAATCCAAAGTTCAAATATCATATATTTCACCTCCTTTCAGCCACATAGTTCACAGGGGGGGGTGGGGCACCAAACGATAAATCCCCTGTGATATTATCTGCATTACCACCCACACACACATACACTCACCCTAACGGGGTTACCTGCTCGCACCACAAGCAAATAAATGAGCCTAGAACACATCGTAGGGGAAGGGGTGGGTACTGGAAGCTAGGGGTAATTACCCCTAGCTTTAAGAAGCCTTCTAAAATTTTTAGTGGAACCTTCTCTTATTTAGCTTTCGCCAGGGCTTTAACAGCTTTTATATCTAACAAGAGGTATATATCATGAATATTCCAAGAAATAGTAACCTTGCTTGAAAGATGGTGTTGTTATAACGGACAACTTATTCTCAATGAATCTATTGACGATGGTTTCCCCGAATTAACAAAAGAGATATGGATGTGCAGAGGAAACATTAGATTAGCTAAGATAGAGTATCCCCCAATATACAACAGGGAAGGTATTGCCTTCCCCCGTAACTTAAGTGGTGATCAAATACTGGCTTCGATCCAAAAGGTATATTACCCTAACAAGTTAGGGTGGGGAGATATAACAACTGATGTCCAAGGGAGTACACCTGATGATAGTACCAAACATTAGAAGTAATAAATATAATGATTTACCTAATAAGGTATCGCCGTTCCTAACGGCGGTGGATAAGGTATTTATTACCGAAGGTAGATTTGAAGTAGGTAGCATAAATAATCCTATTAGGCACATCTTTGATACCAGTAATGATGCTGTAGCTTACGCTGAGAAATTTCAACCAGGTACGATGACTATTCTAGATCGATGGACAAATAGTTCTTGGATAGTATAACCTATGTATGTATTATCATCTCAGATGGGCCTAAAACACATGAGTTAGAGGTGACAGGTATCTTAGACCAACTTGGAGTAACTTCTGCGCTATATGACCAATTAGAGCTGTTTCCTGAGGCATATACAGGAGACCACATCCTAGACGATTCGATGATCGGAAAATGGAAAGCAGAAAGAGGTATTAGATCTATACCCCTTAAGAAAGGATCTAGCAAACAAACTATTGCAGATAACATTACTGAGTTAAGCTGAGTTAATTAGATCAGGTAAAAGCAAAGTTCAAGCGGTAGCCATGGATAAAGCTGGTAAGGGTAATAAGCGTAAGCGGGAAGAACATATTCCTCAAGTTAATACCTCACCCATGGATTTATGGCATTCCTGATCACTTGACAAAAAGATCAATATATGTTATATATTAATTCTTTTATATAATATATATAACATCACTGTCAGTAATATTATAATACAGAGAACTACTAAAAGTAGTTCTCTTATAAGATATTACTGTATGTAATATTACATACAGAGATCTCTGTCAGTAATAAGCAATCCATTAAGGTTGCGGAAAAACCATATACAGTATATAATTAGTTAGCACCTAATAACCTATGGATCTAATGCATCAATTAAACGGAGATATTGTAATGCGAAGAAATTATCGTAAGCCAAATATAGAATCATTAGTTAAGAATAATAGGGAGCTTCCAGCTCCTCCTCCTGGATGGAAATTTCCTCGAGAGTGGAATTTAGATCAACGTAAGGTTGATGCTATAACAGTAGAACTTCAACAACGACGTAGTACTCATGGTATGTTTGCTAATGTACCCATGTTATGTAATGGCGAGCAATGTCCTTTTGCTCTTATATGTGGTGCGTGGCAGGCACAAGAGGCACACATAGGTGACAGGTGTGTGCCTGAGATAGCATTGGTTATGACCAATACAGATAGGTATCTCCGTGAGTTTGGTATAGATCCAAATAAGGACGACCACTTTGCCGACTTCACGTTAGTGAAGGAGTTAGTAGCTATAGAGGTTATGATCGAGCGATGCGAGAAGAGATTATCTCTTGAATATGAAGTAGTGGATGTTCCTGTTCTAGCTACGAAGAACAGTGAGGTTTACACTAAGAAAGAAGTTAATGCATCACTAGATATTCGCGATAAGCATATGCGCCGTAGACATGAAATCCTTAGGCTATTACAAGCTACGAGAGCTGATAAGAAGCAACTATCAGGTAATACAGGTGCTGAGGTAGCTGATCGGTTGCTTACCCTTGATGCTGAAGTTACTGATATTCGAAAGGATGATTAGGCATGCCTAATTTTGTTGGTAGTATATGGAATAATATGACGAGATATGCCCCTTCAGCTTATGCTGCTATCAAACAAGGAGCAGGGATGTTTGGTGCAGGATTTGGTGGTATGAGAAGTGGTTGGGCTGGTTCGCCTAGTCTTATGGGTAATCTTGCAAGTCCATCTTTTTTAGGTAGAGTTGGTGGTTCAATGAGTGGTTTTGGTGGTGGTATAGCTGAAGCATGGGGTGGGATGTCTACTGCTGGCAAAGTAGCAGGTGTAGGTATGGGCTTAGGTGGAGGTTGGATGGGAACTAATCTTATTGCTCGAGGATTAGGTGCTACCGTAGGTACCTTAGGAGACTTAGGTGGAGTAGCTTTTGGTGGTCCCGCAGAGAACTTTCAAAGAGGTAGGTCAAGAGGACCAATAGGATTATAGGGCTAAAATAACAAATGCCAAGTTTATTGGGTTCATTATTAAAAGGTGTATGGAGCACTACTAAGTTTGGGGCTCGTACAGGATGGGGTATTACTAGGGGTGTAACAGGAGCTGTGTTTAACAGGGGAACCCTACAAACAGGTATGGGTTTAGCTCAAGGAGCTTGGAGCTTAGGTAAATTTGCCCATAAGTATCAAGCACCTATTGGTTTTGGAATAGCAGCAGGAGCTTTTGCTTTTGGTGCTATGAACTATCCTAGTGTGGATCCTAAACAGTACGCCGAGGTGCGAGGACATTCTCCTATGCAACGTTTCCAAGCAAGTGCTCAAGGAGATCTTGTTTTTGGTTTAAATAAAACACCAGATGTTAATATATCTCCAATGGCGGCTGCTTATATGTTTCTTTAGAAGGTTATTTAGAGGATTCGATCTATGTCTTTAATTTCAAGTATAGCAAAGCATTTTAAAGCTAAATGGTTGCCAGCAACTGCTGTTGGTATTGGTGGGGTTATGGAGTATCGCTCTCACTTGGGAGAGCGTGATAAACCCGTTACAGCAGCTCTTAAAACAATAGGTTCCCAAGCCTTATGGTATCTTTACCCAGCCGCTATGACAGCAATTCACGCCGCTCCTTTCTTATCAGCTGCAGGCACAGCTATGGAAGCCAACAGGCGACAAGCTGCAGGCACTATGATGTTTGGTGCCCAAACCTTTGGACCTAGAGATGTATTAGATAATGCCTATTTGGCTACTAATAGAGCAAGAGCTCTTACAGCTATAAATCAATCTAAGCTAAATGCTCGTAATATTATCGGCCAAGAAGCCGCCCTTATGTCAGCAAGATATTCAGGAGCAGGTTCTATTGGTGGTGCTGGTTATAATTCTTTTTATGGAGCATCTTATTAATTTATATGGGTATAGATATAACTCGTTTTACTCCAGAACAACGCAGTAGGTATATAGAAGTTCTTAAGACCTTTCCTCTCTTCGCAAAAGAATTTTTCGATAAAACTCTTCGTGATTGGCAACAAACAGTTGTTGCAACAAATGCTAAACGTTTTGCGTTACGCGTAGCACGTCGTGGTGGTAAAACCGAATTAGTATGTATGATGGTTTTATGGTTATGTTTTACTAATGGTAAGGTCATAGATCCTACCCGCAAGCAACGATACAAAGTTATTGTGATGGCTCCACTAGAAACCCATCTTAATGATATTTATCAGAATATGCTAACACTCATAAATACCTCTAAAGATTTTCAAGAGAGTATAGAGAAGCCCGCTAAAGCACCTGCATTTTTGCGTTTTAAAAACGGTGCTGTTATACAATTCTTAACAGCAGGTACCAAGTCGGGAATGGCAGCCATGGGTATTCGTGGTAAGTGGGGTGATTTAATATGGGTAGAAGAAGCAGACTATTGTACGGATGATGACATGACATCAGCTTTAGCTATCTTGGGTCAATCAGATGACATTAGGTTTATAATGACATCTACTCCATCAGGTAAAAGAGGTATATACTACGAGACATGTGTTGATCCAGAACCCAGAGGCTTCAAATCATTTCACTATAATTGCTGGGAAGCAATACCAGATTGGAATGAAGAACGTGATAGGCAGATACGTATGCTCATTGGGCCAGTTAGGTATGAACATGAACAACTAGCTGATTTTGGTTCTGAATCATTTGCGGTATTTAAGAAAGAAAAAATAGATACTGCTAAAAATCGCGATACACCATGGTATACTCATTCTCCCAAATCTCATCCTAATTATGGGTATCTTATGTCTAAGCTTTATAGCAAAGAACATCCTATCGTAATAGGAGTAGATTGGGATAAGTATCATGCTGCTACTCAGATAGTTGTTGTGCAGTTTGAAAGATATGATGATAAAGACTATTATATGCGCGTAATAGCAAGACATGAAATACCAATAGGAGAATATACCCTACATAACGCTACTAAGAAAATAGTTATGCTTAATGATTTCTATCAACCAGATTATATCTATTGTGATCGTGGTTATGGAGAAGGTCAGATAGAAAACTTAAAAGTAGTTGGTTTGGAGAATCCAGAAACCAAACTTCACGATAAAGTAATTGGTGTACATTTTGGACAGTCAGTAGATATTCTAGATCCGCATACTAGGGTAAGATCATCAACGCCAATCAAACCACTAATGGTAAATAGATTAACTCAGATGTTTGATGACGAAGTACTTATACTAAGTCCTCATGATCACTTCATGACCCTAGAGTTAAACGAATATCGAGTTAAGCGTATGAGCCAAAATGGACAACCCATTTTCTCTTCTAAGAACGAACATGCCATAGACGCTCTTATGTTAGCAGTATATGGTATTACCGAACACTTTTTAAATATGGGCAAGGTAGAATCTTATGCTGAGATGCAGCCTATTAGCAATATCTTAAAGCGCGTACCTGAAAACAAAACCTCACCATTACAAAAACGCAACACCAATATAGATTATGAGCCCCCTCCGCCTGGGTTTATACCATCCAATCAGTATGGATTGCGAGGAGGGGGATTCGACAGCTTTAATCCTACAGTATCTAGATTTGGTGGTTCAGGTATAAGACGTAGAAGTTTTACGCGAGGTAGCTAATGAATGACTTTAAGAGTAATGATGAGGAATTATTAGGTTTTGCTCCTGATATTACATATCATCCACCACCAGCTATACGTGACGGTGAAACTTTAGGTGAGCGTGAGCAAGCAGCAGAATTACCTCTTGTATTTATTCCAACTGTTCAAGAGATTATTTACCTAAAGGATGCTGTTAAGGACACGGCTGGAATCTTAGATGAACAATTGAATGATATAGAATTATCTCTTGCTCACTTCTCAATTAATATATCTGAGTTAGATCTTACAGACGAAGATCTAACTTACCTACAAGGAATTAGTTCTCTAACCATACAAGACCTAAAGAATTATTATCTTACTAGAACACAACCACTATCTCAAACCATAGTAAATACTTTCCAAAAAGGGGCTTCTGACATTACAGGCAATATAGATGCTGAGATATATGCAGATCTATTTGGCATACGAAATATAGAACTATATGTATATGCAAATGCAGTAAGTGGAATCATTACTCTTTTACAAAGCGATCTATTAAGCAATACAAATGATTTAGATAGATACCATAGTACTCAATTACCTCCAGGCATAGCCGACTATGTAAACGTAATGCGCGATGGTATGGATAAGCTAGCTATAGCAATATCTAATTACATAGCCCTTCGTAAGAAGGCGGTAGTAAGACAACAGATTGCTAATATGACTACTCCTATATTACAATCAATTAAAGATAGTCCTAAGTCAATCTCAAGTTTTATACAAGGTATTAGTCAACTTATGGGTATAATCACATTAGCTAATGATATTAAGCGCTCAAGTGAACCAATAGGGGACAGCAATATTCAAAGAGTAGTTGGTACAGTAGGTAATCTAGAGATAGATCCTAAGATGGCTCTCGGGATATCTTTTTTGGGTGATAAGATAAAGAAACCTGGCGCATCTTTCTTAACAGACTTATTGAATTTAGCTCCACCTAACCAAGATTTTAATATGATGGCTTCTCAAATTACTTCATCAGCCAGAGTAGTACATCAATACCAAACAGAGAAAATGATAAATATGGCTAGGTTATTTGCTCTTAAAAATCAATTATTTGACAATCGCTATGATTTCCTGCATGATAAGGATAGTAAAAGATTAATGCATGGAGCTTTAGATTCTATTAATACTAAACTTAAGGGTTTAAAAAATAAAGATTTCAACATGTCTAATACAGTTAAAGACATATTATCTTCATTTGGCAATAAGTTATTTGGTGAACAAAAAAGAGTATTTCAGTCTAGTCCTTTTCCACGGCTTATGGATTAACTATCTAGAAACTACTTTAAAAGGAGTTACTATGACAATGTCAGCGCCATCACCTAACTCTCTACCATTCCTAAATACAATTTATGATGCAAATAAATTCTATGGCGACCTAAGAAGCCAAGTCAATAATCACATATTTGGACAAAACAATGCAATAGATGTTGTTCTACAGACCTTTAAAAGATATTTAGTTGGATTAAACGAACCCAACAAACCCATAGGTGCTTTTTTATTTGTTGGTCCTACAGGTTCAGGCAAGTCACAAACTGCAAAGGTATTAGCGGAACATGCATTTGGAAAAGAAGGACTTATTAAAATAGACTGTTCTGAATATGCTCAAGAATTTATGGCTACTAGATTAATAGGTGCTCCTCCTGGCTATATTGGACACGAAAATGGTTCAGTATTAATACGTATGATGCAACAACGTAAGGATAAGGGTACTATAATTCTCTTTGATGAAGTAGAAAAAGCACACCCTACTTTCTTTGATTTATTTCTTCAGATACTAGATGAAGCTGTTCTTACAGATGGTTCGGGCACCCAAGCAGACTTCTCTAAATCAATAATAATTATGACATCCAATATTGGCTCTAAAAACTATAGCAACAATCAAACACTTGGATTTAGAAACAATAATCGCATAGTTGATATAGAGAAATCAGTTAATAAAGAAATAAAGGCATTACTTAGACCAGAACTAATTAATAGACTAACAGCTATGCTTTATTTTAAACCATTAACTGAAGTGGAGATCAAACTTATATTAGGCAAGTATTTTAAAGAACTAAATAAAAAACTTCAACGACTAGAGATTAAACTAGAACCTAGTGATGAAGTTATAGAACATCTAATTAAAATAGGATTTAATCCAGAATATAATGCAAGAGAATTGTATCGAGTATTTACTAGATACATAATTAACCCTATGTCAGATATTATTCTGGCTGGAGATCTTAAAAGTGATAGTCTAGTATTAATAAAATTATCACCTTCAACCATAGGATCTTCTCCTAAATTGCTATTAAAACGGATAGGTTCATACCCATTATTAGATGATGGGGAAGAAGAGGTATAATCTTACATGGTTCCGAAAATTAAAAACATAAAGGACATTCTTTCAACCAATTCCAGTACACCATCACAATTAGAACAAGCTTATGCTAATCCAACTGCTTTTTTAGGCGGATTACAGCAAGCCTTCTTTTTAACAGCTAGAGGTCATGGTACGGGTAAGGGAACACGTACGGTAGTTGATCGCCCATTCTTAGATATGCGTCAGATAATGATGTCATACTATAATGACAGCTATGTCCGCCAGTCGGTTTCCAAATTTGTTAATCTTATGTTTAAGGCTGGTTGGAGTTTGAAGGGTAAGGATACCAAGATAGTTGACTACTTACGTATAAGATTGATGATGTTAGCTGATGCCACCAAAGAACCAACAGATATATTCCTACATCGTATAGCTAAAGACGTGGTATTGTATGGTAATGTATTTATAGTTAAACAACGAGCAGAATACTCAAGCATGCCTAAGCGCATTCCTATTTCACCAACAAACGATGAGAAGTTTCCAATAGCAGGATATTTCATAGCTCATCCTGCAACAGTAGCTCCTATTAAAGATGACCGTGGGAAGATTATATCATATCTTCAAAGTAGACATGGATATCAATTTGGTAGAGTATTAGGGTCAACTAAAGAAAATGTAGCTCACTTCCATCCTAAGGATGTTATACACATTAAAGCAGATCCAGAAGATGGATTTACATGGGGTAATAGTCATCTCATACCTGTTATGGAAGATATAAAATTACTTCGTGAAATAGAAGAGAACGTTGCTAGATTGATATATCGTTATACTTATCCATTTACGCAAATCAAAGTGGGACTACCCAATGATCCAACACTATTTGCATCTGAAGAAGAAGTACTTGATATGAAGAATCGATTAGATCAAGCTCCATCGGATGCAACATGGGTAACTAATGAGCGCACAGATATTAAGGTAGTTGGAGTACAAGGTGAGGCACTAGATGTTGAACCCTACCTAAAATACTTTAGGGAACGGGTCTTCACAGGATTGGGTGTTTCAGGCGTTCAAATGGGCCTAGGAGAAACAGTTAATCGTAGTACATCAGATACCCTTACCACAGAAATGCATGATCAGGTAAAGTCATATCAGAAGCTTATAGAGACATATATAACCCACTTCGTATTTAGAGAGCTTCTCGAAGAAGGCGGTTATTCTTTCTATGTAGATCCAGTAAATAATATGGTAGCATTATCATTTGAAGAAATAGAGACAGACCTACTTGTTAAACTCCAAAATCACACAATATATAAATACGAACACGATGCGATAGACGAAGATGAAATGCGCCAAGCTATAGGTATGGATCCAATCAAAGAAGATGAAAGACATAAGATGCGAACATATAAAGTTAAGATACCTCAGTTGGTTGCAGAGGGACTAGCTAGGTCTGGATATGGCGGAGAAGACATAGAAGCTTCATTAGTAGTCTTAGGTGATCAACAAATAGGTAAGGCCAAAGCTGGTACGCCAGCTACTAATAATAAAAATCAACCTCAAAATCAACACGGTGTTCGTCTTGGTCCTAAGATAAAGAAAGAATTAAAAGAAAGTGATACGGTAGATGGATTTGATAGAATCATAGGTGGAATAGAAAAGATATCACAAGAGATGTCTCATAATATACGCAATGCAATTACGGTGGGAGCACCCATCACAGCTCATCTATCAGCACACATAAGTAAGGAGAAATTACAAGCTCATATTAAATATTTTGCCAATGAATCATTCCATCTAGGATCTCATAGAGATATGTCTACTAAAGAGAGTATGAGGATGAATTCCTACATACGTGATGTTCTTGCTGCATTCTTCGATGAGATTGATAGTGCTATTCCAAAACACAGAGGGCTTTCTTCTGAAAGCCTAGATAAGTATATAGATAAACATATACGTATAGAAGCTAAATCTAAGTACTTAATAGATATAGTTAAACGCAGTTACTACTATGGTATAGTGCTTAGATCGCGAGAGTTGGGTTTGAGAATCAATACACTACAAAACAATGAGTGTAGTGTATGTAGTACCCTAGCTAATAAGGACTTGACTTTAGTAAGCTATGGTGAATTATTTAATAATTTACCACCGTTTCATCGTGCGTGTAAATGCGCAGTAGAAATTAACTAAGAGAGGTCATATATGAAACATAAGCTATTTCGTATATATGAAAGATTTCAGGTGGCATTACCTGAACGCTATATTAAGATATATGAGGCAACCCAGTCATCGTCTATGTTACTAGAAGCTTCAGATGAAGGTTCGCTTGGTGGTATGATGCCAGCAACTTCTAGTATGAAAGGTAGTGAGGGGCTGCGCCCCGAAATAGAAGCCATTCATAGTGATAAGATTACGCGTAATTATACATACTACCCATTAGAAAAGGTTATGGGAGATAAGAAAAAGAAGAGTGGCTTATACTCAGCTACACATCCCGTACCCAAACCTATTCTTCGTAATCATGATATAGATAGTGAACCTCTTGGTAGAATTGAACAGGCATATATGGGAGATGGAGATAAAAAGGGTAAGAACGCTCCCATGATGATAGTACCCAGAATTACAGACCCAGGAGCAATACAGAAAATATTAGATGGCCGATACCTGACAGTATCTATTGGTGCAGATACGAACGAAGCTAGGTGTTCTATATGTGAAGCCAATATAGCTAGCGATGAAGCTTGTGATCATATGCGTGGTTATTTCTACAATGCAAAAGGCGAAGCCGTAGGTCCTGACGATCCTCGTGGTAAGATGATGTATAGACGCATAGGCGACTTTTATATAGCAGAAGTTTCATTTGTTAATATACCCAGTGATGACACAGCTAAAGTGCGTCATCCTAATCTAGATGCTGTAATGAAAGAATATTACAAGGAAGATAGGTTATTGTCATTACGCTTAAGTGAAGCCTATTATAAGGAGGATCATCCTATGGAAGCATTAGATAGGTATGTAACATACCTTGGCGATCAAGAAGGTGCGTCTTATTTGTGGAGTGCAGTAAACTTGGAGTTGTTAGATAGAGATGATTATGTTGATGCCTCAGACGAATCCGAGGAGGCAGAATAATTATGTTATTTACCGAACAGCAACTTATAGAATTATTAGAACGGTTAAGTAATGAGACTACAGCAACATTGGTTAGTCTTAAACAAGCTTTAGTTAGTCAATTCCCCAATCTCAATGAGGCCGTATGGGATCGTAAATATATAAACAATTTACCTGATGCTGCTTTTGCAGCCATATTACCTGGTGGTAAGAAAGATAAGGAAGGTAAAATGGTTCCTCGCAGCTTACGTAAACTACCCCATCACACAGCAAAAGTAAGTAGTCCAGATGATAATAGCAGTGTGGATTTACCGCACCTTCGTAATGCGCTTGTCCGCGCTAATCAACCAAAGACAGATTTAGGAGATAAGAAGGGTTCAGCATTGTCTCATCTTAAGAAACATGCCAAGGCACTTCTATCTTCTTATAAAGAAACTATAGAAAAGAGTGATTTAGAGGTGAAAGAGATAAGTGCAGTTGTAGCCGATTACATAACAAAAGAAGACATGAAAGCATATAGTGATGCATTAACTTCTATTAGTAAATCAATATGTGCACTTCAAGATGATATTGTAAGTATGAAAAAAGAACAAGCTATTGTATCTGAGATAGCTTCTACAGAAAAAACAAAAGAAGAAGTAGTGGTTACTAAGAACAGCGATATTGATAAAACCATAGAAGATACCAAACAATTTTATAAACAATTAGAATTAGATTTTAGTGAGTTACAGAAAGAAAATCAAGCTCTCATCGAGGAAATAGAGCAGTTAAAAACAGAACGTGATGAACTTAAGGCATCTGTTCACCACGGTATAGCCGAGCAAGTTGTAGAACTAAAGCTAGAACTCAACAAGCTATTACCTGAGGAGAGAGAACAATCTCTTGAAGAACACCTTACTCGCGAAGCCTCTTCATTAGTAGATGCACTTAATGACTTAAAGAATGAGAAGGCAGAACTTAATAAGAAAGTTGTGCTACCAGAGGTTAAGGATCCAACATTAAGCGCAGATACGGATAACGAATTGACAGCTAATGCAATGGCTGCTTCAGAAGCTAAGTTACCAGAACTTAGTGGAGATGTACTAGATCGAGCCAAACAGGGTTGTAAGGAAGATCTAGAACAAGTAAAGTGGTTCTTAGGACAATTTGAAAACCGCTCCAAACGTAGCTAGTATGCAGCAACGAATGTGCCTAGAACAAAATTTTAGGAGGAATAATAAATGGGTTTAATTGGTGGTAATTTTCCAGTAGGGGAAACTTTTCTAAATCCCCGCACACAGAACAAATTAGTTATTGGTGAAGGTGTTTCTTTAGGAAGTGGATTCGTAACAGATCCAACATTACCAGTAATATTAGAATTTCCGTTCGCAGGTACTTTCTTCAGACCTGAGCGTATCGTAATTACAAAGGGTCGCATAGTTGCAGTAAGAGATCCTGGTCCTGTTGCTCCCGATCCTGACACAGGATATCCAAGAACGGTTGTTACATTAGCTAATGGAGCCAATAAACCATTAGGTATTGCTCAAACCAACTACTTTCAAGTGGTTCCTGGACGGTTCCGTGGGAACTTCCCTTCAATACTAAGGAGAGCTCACATTGAAATACCTTACATACCAGATGTTGCTTTAGCATCAGAAATGGCATGGGCATGCGCAACTCGTGAGTCTAGTGCAGATCCCAACTTAGTACAAGGTGATTGGGTAAAGTCAGATACAGTCGGTCACTTCGTAAAATGGGTATCTGGCGTAGATGCAATAGAACAAAGAATGGGTCAAGTTACGGGTTTAGATACACAAAAACCATTGGAAGGTTGGTTGCAATGGGTTATGTGGGAAAGCGTACAGACCATCAACGAAAAGAATGCATTCGATCCATCAAACTGGGCTTACAATGTCTACGACATAAACCAACCACTACCGCCTTCACCTGGATTAACAGGATTGCAAGGGCACACAGATCCTTCATATAATACTTATCCGTTGCCGTTCCCCTTCGATCCTCTCTATGGATTCCCAGAACAGCTTCGTGCTGCAAATGGTATCCCTGGATTAACCGACGGTGTAATGTCTCAGAAAGAAGTATATGAAGTCGATCTTACTACATCAGTTGGTGTATATCCTGGAGATGGTTTAGCATCAGCAGATAATCTATATGTAGATGGTGGTCTTGGTACGGTTAAACTTACTCATGATCGTCTTGCTCGTCACCTGGACATTCTTAATCCAATATTAAAGATGTCTGAAATACAAGTATACGAAGACGGTGTACAGTTAAGAGAAAATGATCGCTATACAGTTCAAAGATATAAAGGTAAAATATTAATTGCTGGTGCTAGTTCCATTAAAACCTACCACGTAAAATATACCTCTCTCAAACAAGTAGTCGCAGGTATACCTACAAATATAGACTTTAAAGGATCTATTGGTGCAATAAGAATAATAGTAAATGCTCTGTAAGATAAGGAAGAGGCGAGTTAATCGCTCGCCTCTTCTTCTAAGTTAATACGAGAGCGTCATCTCGAAGGAGGAAGAATAATAGATGTCTAGGATTGATAGTCTAAAACTAGAGGAAAAGTATGAGATCGTAAAAGCTCACCTCGAAATGCGGTCTCGTAATACTCTTAATCCATCAAGCAGATATACAATAAACGAAGTTTTAACTTCAACTGATGCTGCAGTAATAGTTCCCAATATAGTTATTGGTGCTATCCGTGAAGCAATGGAACCCCTTTACGTACTCGGGTCTATGCTTCCTGAGATTACATTAGAGAAAGGTGTATCTATAGAGTTCCCCTCTATTGGTGTATTACGGGCACATTTTGTAGATGAACTTGGAGAATATAGGCAAGACTATCTTGATATTCAACGTCATCGTCAAAGTCTCGATGTGAGAGTGCGTAAGTTTGGTCTTATGATTGAACTCTCTGACGAGTTAATTGAAGATGCTCAGTGGGATGTTGTGGGTCTTCATATGAAAGCTGCAGGTCAAGCTATGGCTCGGTTTAAAGAAGAGTGGTTATTCCACGAATTTAATAAATTCGGTCATGTTGTATTTGACAACAGCTTACCTGGAACGGATGCTCATACTACAGGTGTAGGTCCAACAGGTTCACCCAATAATACCTTGAGCCCATTTGATTTTATTGATATGTACTATGCAATGCATGCAAATGGTTTTATACCCACCACACTACTTATTCATCCATTAGCATGGTCTGTATTTGCCAAAAACGAAATACTTGGCTCTCTTGGACAGCAAATTGTTCATGTTACACAGAATCTTGCTAAGCCCATCAGAGATCTGAAACTACCATCAGTAGGTGCTAACCAGTTACCTACTGCTTTTGCAAGAGCTAATGATGGTGCAGAAGTTATCTCTAGAAACTTACCATTACCTCTAGAAGTCATCCCTACACCTTTTGCGCCTATCGACCTAATCAATAAAACATTCGATATGTATTTAATTGATCGCAATGCAGTTGGATGTTGGGTAGTTAAATCCGATATGGAAATTGAAGAATTCAAAGATCCTCGCAAGGATGTTCAGTCTATGCGTATTCGTGAACGGAGAGCTCCTGGTATATTCAATGAAGGTCGTGCAATATCTGTTGCTAAGAATATATCCCTACAACCTTCTTACAATCCTGCTCTTCTCGTCAAAACGATATAATTAGTTTAACAAGTATAATTAAGAAGCAAAAGAAGAACAGGGCTGCTCCAGCCCTGTTCTTCTTGTTTATATCGCTATTATTTCTTAGTAGGAAACAAGATATATGTTAGCTGGCTGCTACCTAAGTAAATTACAACTTCTTGGAGGATATAATTTTTATGAAGGTAGCACTACATCCATATAATCCGTCAGCAGCTTCTTATTTTGATACATTAACGCAAACAAACCTATCTCTTGGTTCACCTGTATCATCCGATCTTAACGATCAAATGGATTTAAGCGGTATTAAGGTAGCTATAAATACAGGAGTATTAGTAGTTATTGAAGGTAAAATAGATGGTATTAAACCACCCAATGTAATTCCAACACGCTGCAGGTGGAGTGATGAAGCTAAACAGAAACATGATATGGATAAAATTATGAAGAAGTGGAATGATACGATCAGTAGGCTTTCAGCTAAGGCTGAAGCAACAACAGCTTAACTAGGAGGGCAAGCAATATGCCTCATATTCCCTTAACAGTAGCATTAAATGAAGATGCACCTAAGCATATTCGATATGCCCATTATTGGGACCCTATTACAGGGACTAATCTAAGTCATTTAAACCCCATATCTGGAGATCTACGCGGTAAGGATCTTACCAATATTGCTAAAGCTATCTTAGATGGTATTATTGTCAAGGTTACAGGTGAGATGACATTAGAGTTTGGTGGAGAAACTAGAGTACGTACAGAGCGTATTATAGATACAGATGTAAATGGTTCTTCATCAGTTCAAAGTGCTGTGGTAAGTGTAGGAGATGTAAACAAGGTAGTAGGTTATGTAGTAACAACAGGTAACTTTTCTATTCAGTTAGAACTCTCGCCAGATGGCGAGGAATGGTATGTATATGACACAGTAAGTGTTAACAATAACAGGGCTATCATAGGTTTTGATATGCCATCTCTTTATATACGAATTACATGCGCTAATGCTGATGTAACAACAAAACACGCATTAGTTACATTACACGTAAGGATATAATAGGAGCGTGAAATAAATGGCTAAAGAAATAACAGTTGGTGGTCAACAAGGCGGAGCCGATAATACCATCACTACTTATCAGGACTTAGGTACGTACGTTAGATTAGATAGGATGGAAGCGCTCCTCGGTAAAACTATAGAGGCTGTAGACGCTCTCACCAAACAAACAAGTTATTCTATAGATAGTATGAAGAGTACTATGATAGATATAGTTAAGAATACATTGCAATCTATGAATATAACTATGGTATCCAAATTAGATGAAATTCATAATTCCCTTGTAGACATTGCAGGATCTATGTTTGCTCAAGAACAAGAGATGGTTCATAAATTAAATGCTATGATGGGTTGTCTTACGGCGCTTCAAAGCCTTAGTACTTCCATCGTTGGTAAGGACAACAAGGATATAATAGTACCATTAACAACGATGGTATCTAAGATAGATTCTATGATGGAGTTACAAAAACAATTAATAGGTGCTACTAATCAACTAGCCTCTAATACAGTAACCTCAATTAATTCAGTGGCTAATGTTATTGCTCAGTCGGAAGATAAAGCTGCTACAAGTATGATAACAGAACTTAAAGCACTGAAGGATACCGTAGTATCTATAAATACTACTATGAAGGAAGCCTACCGTTTAAAATAATAATATACAACATAGGATTATTACTATGGCAGATGAAGAAATAATATTGGGAGGCCAACATCTTGTTGGCCAAGCTTTTTTAAATGACGAACGCGAAGAACTAGTATTTGATGATGATATTAAAACCAAGCTTCAAACCATCATAGATCTCTTAGAAGATTTACCTATTAATATTGATTTAGACGAATTAAATATTAATACAGACGAGTTAGAACTTAAGTTAGATGATATCATTGCCTTATTAACCACAATCAGAAACAATGCTGATGAGGTGGAAGATAAGTTAGACACCATAGATCTAACTCTTACAAATGGTACCGCAGAAGTTAAGATAACAAACGGAGTTGATACGGTAGGTATATCAACCATAGGTACAGATAAAGCTCTAAAGGTTGATATCGTAGGCGGAACACTAACAGGTCAAATAGACGAAACATCATTTGCAGAAGGCGTAGATGAATTCATACCTATTGGTGGCATACTCAACGATACAATTGCTAGTGATCCTACTGAAGATCAAGCAGCAGCAGCCCGTATAACGCCCAAGCGTGCCATACACACTAATCTCAGAGATAATGATGGTAATGAACTAGGCATAGACAGTAATCCTCTTATAGTTAATATAGAGCAAGCGTCACCAGGTTTAAGCGGCACTATCCTAACAACAGATATAACCATAGGTATGATTGCGTCTCTTCTTCCCTCATCCGTATTGATTGATAGGAAAACAATAATGGTACAGAACAAATCTACATCTACGGCTATTTATGTAGGTGGAAGTGGTGTTACTACAACCAACGGATTTAGGATAGGTCCTAGGGATAGCTGGTCAATGGATATCGGATCTGCTAGTCTGTATGGTATATCTACTTCTGCTAGCATTCCAGCTGTTATAATGGAAGTTTCTTAGTTGTAATTAATGTAGTTATAAGGGAGATGATGTGATATGTCAGGATTTATTACCAATCATGATGTTGAGGTAATAGCAGAGTTACCTGCTGGTAGTCAGATTATAGGTGAGGTTGGACTAGATACTAGTGCTAATACTATTAAAATAGATCCAGCCAATAACACAGTTACATTTGGTGGATATAGTGGTAGTATGCAGACTACTGCAGTTACGGTTGGAACATCAGCGGTTGCACTGCCTGCATCTACTTTAACTGATAGAAAAACTATATTCTTACAAAATAACAGTAATACTACCATATATCTTGGTGGTAGTGCGGTTACCACTGCCGATGGTATTAAAGTACTTAAGGGAGATTCTTTCTCTATAGATATAGGTAGTGTTGTATTATATGCTATCGCAGGAAGTGCTGGTAATGAAGTCAGAGTTATGGAAATATCATAAACTTAATATTATAGGATAGTATGGGAATAAATTCATTTAATGATGGTGCTGCAGACCAGGGAAGTCCAACTTCCCTGGCTAATGCCTGGCCTGTTGTGGTTACAGATGGTACCAATACAGTAGGTGTAACGGACAACAACTTAAATGTTACCTTAGGTAATAATCCCAAGGTTGGCATTACTGATTATGTATTTAGCTATGATAATATAGTTAGTACATTTGGTGAGATTAAAACAGCTAGCACAATAAAACTAGCGGGTGGTAATTTTTCAGTCACTCCTCTTGATGTTGGAATATGGTTATCTTCACTGGTTAATGGAGGTTCTCAAACAGTATCAGGTGGTGAGCTTGTTTGTCATACAGGAACTACTGCCAATGGTTCTGTCTCTATTTATTCGCAAGATATAGGTATTTTTTCCTCTGGTTCAGCTAATATTTATATAGCAGGGGTAAGACTACCAGATATAGGAACAACCAATAATAGGCGTAGGTGGGGAGTATTCTCAAGCGATTTAGCCGATGCAGCCTACTATGAGATAAATGGAACAACGGTTAATATTGGCATAAGAAAAGGTAGTTCGGATACGGTTGTTAGTAGTTTTAATGGAGGTAATTCTTTTGTATTAGATATTAATTATCACTTATATGAGATATACTATACACAAGGTGCTATAATATTTCTTCAAGATAAAAAGTTAATACATAAAGTTACTCCTACTACTACTACATTAACCTCAACATTAACGTTTTTAGTTAGGTTTGAAAATACGAATCTTAATTCAAGTACTATCGATGTTCACCTATATGCTCGTAGTGGTATGATATTACGACTAGGAGCATCCAATGATGCCGATCTTAACACCACTAACTCTCTTCTGACAGAGGGGATGCTTACTTTTTCTAGTGAGTTCACTTCAGGAGCAGGTGGAATTGTTCCATCTCAAACAATTATAACTCCCACTTCAGGTAAAAAAATTAGTATTAAGAACATAGTAATAAATATAGAGTCTAATGGAACGGTAGAAGTAGACTTCTTAACTTCTGCTATAAAAGTATATAGAATATATAGTGGTGGTAATAATTTTAATCAGTCTGGCGTTATGCATATTGAGGGTGCTCCAAACGAAGTGCTTTCACTTAGTGCTTACGGTATGGGCGCTAATAAGAAACTGTTTATTCTTGTAGCTTATGATTTGGAGTAATAGAATAAAATGCAGATAAATCATATAACCTATAGTTTATTTAAGGAAATTAATAACTCTCTTAATTTACAAGTAGGTTATGTCGAGTATAGTAATTATTACGATATTTGTGTAGTAGATCGTAATAAAGATATTGTTTATTTAACTAGGGCTCTTAAAGATCAGGGTGTTGATAATATAGATTTTGATACCAATCTAAGGCCATCTGCAACATCCTCTAATATATTAGAGGATTTTATTACTGCTCAATTAGTACTTAATAGACCTTTTTATAGAGATTTTCCAACAGTTGTTCCTATTTCCGAATTATTTGAAAAAATAGAATTAACTACAGGAGAAATTAGTTTAGAAAGCGGTAAAACTCATCAAATAGATTTCATACCTGATAATGGTGTTAAATGGAATTTACACAGTCTACAACTGAATACAGAGTATAGGGGTAATATTAAATTAATACATGATCCCGTTGGTGATAATATATTGATTGTTAAAATATCACATAGTGATGCTGGTTTTACCGAAGCACATATAGATCATGAAATGTTAGGAGACGGTGTAATACCTATTAGAGTAATACTAACTTCATTACAAAATAGTAATACATTAAGTGCGTGGATCAGGGGAGTAATCAAATAATGATGCAAGAGTTATTTGTAAAATATACGCAACTAAAATACCTATCCCTACTTTTAGATCTGAAGATAGGATATATAGATTTAGTTGATACCTATAGTTTAATGGTTGTAGATGTACTATCTAATAATATATATAAAATAAATCTTACTAAACCCAACAATGGGATTGTCATAGATCAGTTACAATTAGATAGTTATAATGATTTTATTAATAATATACTACCTACGGCTATGTTATGTGAAAGTATTGATGACTGTATTGCAAATGCGATTTATGATTATCAGTCTTACTCTCACACAGGCATGCTGACTAATATTAATGATATGGTTTCGATTCGAACAAGTAAAAGAAGAAATGTGGTTTTTCAATTAATACATACCGCATTCACGGGGACAATAATATTTGAAGCTACTGTTGATAATAGTGGGGTGTGGACTCCTATATTCGGATATGTGGCTGGTACAGGTCAGTCTTCAACCACATTTATCAATCCAACATCTGGTTCTGTATTTAGATGTACTGTAGCGGGATTTACCCAAGTTAGGATAAGATTATTAGGTGTGGGGTCTGGCTCTACTAATATTGTCACATCAGTAACCAATGAAACCAGCGGTGTGTTTCTCAATTTTCCATTGCCTATAGGAAATAACACAATAGGTAGTATTAATCAAGCAGGTACTTGGAATATTACAGACATTACAGGTACGGTGTCTTTGCCTACAGGTGCTTCTACAGAAACAACATTGTTGGCAGCCAACAATAATCTCGACGAAATAGCTTTGAATACAGATAAATTGGATGTTGATTTATCAACACGTCTATCAGAAGTGGATTTTGATAATAGAATTGGTGAGGTTCAATTAAATCCAACAGATTATACTGTATTAGGAAGACTAAAGGATATAGTAGATAGGCTTGGAGATATTACGGTAGTTTCTAGTGGAGATGTCTGGCAAGTTATGTCTTCGCAATCAAAAGCTTTTATTACAACTACTTCTGTTGTAATTCCAAGCCAAACAGCTCCAATATTTCTATTGAAAAATCCAAGTACAGATAAGATAATGAGGGTTAAATCTATACATATTACTTCAACAGATGAAGAAAATATTATTTTCATATATAAGAACGGAACTATTACATCCAATGGAACATATGTTGCAATTAATAACTTGAAAGATCTTGCTATCTCTTCTAGTATGTTGGTTTATCGTACTCCTACTACTTCTAGTTATGGCACCAAACTAATTGAATCAGTCAACTCTGATGAAGAATTTTTTGTATTTAATTTTGAATTAGCCCTATATATAAATCCAGGTGAAAATCTATTGGTAGTTGGTAAAAAAGGAAATAATTCTAACTCCAATGGAACAGTTACGGTTATGTTTGGTGAGGAGTTATTATGAAATCATTTGTAGTATCGTATAGTAAATTAAAAACAATAAAGACACAGCGCAATTTAAGTTATTGTTATATAGAAGACGGATTAATCTATACTATATTTCTTGTTGATAATCCCAAAGATGTTTACTACTATACTAAGTTAATTCAAGATTCCAATACTGACATTGTTGATTTTGAGACTAATATTAAACCAACAGCAATATCATATAATGATTTGCAAGATGGAATTGTTGATCAGTTTATAAAATTTAAACCTTTCACAGGGTTGGGATTAATACGAAGCGTAACTGAAAAAACAGATTCAACTAAAGTATATGCTGTTTCACACAATCTAGGAGATAAATGCACATGGCACCTTAAGAGCTTACAGATTACTGGAGAAACCCTCATTAATTCAGGTGACAATCTAACATTTACAAGTGCTTACCCATATTGGATAGATACCTATAGGGTAACTAGCGATAGTAATTTAGGTAAAAGACCTCAAATATATATAGATGGTGTGCCCCAGATGCAATACAACAGTCAAGATAAGCAAACTAATTCTAATCTAACTATTAATTATGAGAACGGATCTGTATTATTTGATACGCCAACTAGTGCAAATATTACTGCTAATTATTGGTATGCTACCACGAGTGAATGGGAAATCTCTCCTTCTCCTGGTAAGATGCTTGTTATTGATAAAGTTGAGGGACAATTTAGCAATGACATGCAAGTATTTAATGATATTATTTTATTTGAAGTTTATGTTGGGCCATATAAAGTTGGAGGACAGAGGTATAAATCCGCGCAGGATATTCATAATTGGGCTAATGCCCCCTCTATTTCTCCTAAGTTTGGAGAGCTAGTAAGTGATGTCACTGTGTTTCCTTGGAACTATATCTCCACTACCATTCTAAAGTCTTCACTGAATATGAAATTAGTTGTTAGATTGATGGATAATCAACCTTTTACATGGCCTACCTATAATAAAAATAATTTTGCTACTGCAACCTTATATATGTTGTCGGAGGATTTATAATTAAAGTGTCATTATGCTTATGTGGCTGTGGAAAAAACACAAAAAATAATAATAGATTTTTAAATGAATAAATAACTATGGGAGAAATACAAATGCCTAGAAAAAAGAAGCCTAATAAGTTCCTTGCAGCAGCTATGGAAGGAATCCTTCCTGATATAGCTCAAATGACCAAGAAAGACAAAGAAGAATACCTTGCTTCTGTACGTCAAGAAGTATTTGACTTACTAGCTAAATATGGGGTAGGGATTGCCTTAGATTATTCAATAGGTATTAAGCTTAATACACCGATAGAAGGGAGTATAAATTAATTGGATATCACTCTGGTTCTCTCGTCAGGAGGAATTAGAGCCGCAGCACATATCGGTCTACTTACTTATCTCTTAGAACATAATAATATAAATATAAAACACATAGTAGGTTCCTCTGGTGGTGCAGTAATTGGTGGGTTATATGCATCAGGATTATCACCCGCCGAAATTAAAAAGATATTTCTAGATATTAAGAATCCAGGTTTCTTTATAGAATATGATCTATGGTCACTATTTAATGGCACTGGATTGTTTCCTGGTAAGAAGTTACGCAATAAACTTAATCGATTTCTAAAAGACCAATATATGGTCAATATAAAACAAATAGATTTATCCATAGTTACCACTCATGTTCGTACGGGAGATCCAATACTATTTACAACCAGAAATACTTCCCATGCATATATTAATCTAGCAGATCTTATAGCTGCTAGTTCAGCCATACCTGCTATATTCAGGACACGGCCCATTCCTATGTCAGGATATGGTGGTGATCACTTCTATGATGGTGGTATAGCTGATTGCTTACCCATACACTATTGCTACAACGATCAAGTAGATAGAATATTGGTATCGAATGTTGCTTCTGGTGTAGATGAAGATATTGTTCGTGGTAAGATAGATGCTATATTTTCTGCTTACGAATCTCTATGGGATAGTCACATTGACAAATCCATATCTGAAGCACAGTATCTTCTAGAAGATAAGCTCACACTTCTTACCCCTAAGATGAGGGGTGGCACTATCTTTGATGTTAAGCGTATACCTGAATTTATAGAAGCTGGTTATCAGAATGCCAAAGCTGTGCTAGAGCCGCTTTTAGCTATTAAGTAAGTTGATATAGCTAAGCTAGATAAAGCTTTTTAGGTTCTTTGATGGGGTTAATCGTTGCCATGTAGTAGATGGGTTTATTCGTCCACAGGGTCGCTGTGATAACTGGTGGAGTCCATATGGCACAACAGGACGCTAGTCCTATAAAGGAGACGTGAAGGGAAGAATGGAAGAGGGTTTATCTTTGCCAAGTGATGGCAACAGTAGGGGTGTATCTAGTGTTAAGGTCAACAACAAAAAGGATAAAAGAAAAATTACAGATAATTTCCTCTTGGTTCGTAAACCTGGAGAATCAGAAAATGTTTTATTGGACAGCAGGATTCTTCTTTCTTCCTTTAGGATACGACTGGATTCAAATGGGATGCTTTATGATAGGCCTGAGATTGCTTCATCTATCGCCCATGCCCGCGTTTTGGTTTTCAATTGGTTGCTTGTATTGTTTCTCGTTGATTTTCTTCTATCTATATTTTCGCGTAACAAAGAAAATGAAATCTGTGGATGTAGCAAGAGATATAGTGGAAAACCATGTCTTAGATGTAGAGTTAGATTAACTATAAAAGACACAAAAAAACAACTATCTACTATATGTTCTTAACGAGCTATAAATTTCTTAAGTAGGAGTTTGAGTGGCTGATTTTAGTGAAAGCAATCTAATACAAAAGATAATACCAAAGTCTTTTAGTGTAGGTGTTGCTCTAGACAGTAAAATAGAAGTTAAGTTCTTTAGAGCAATGGACCAACTAACCTTTGGTGCTTCTACTTTTATAGTAGAAAAAGAAGGTACAGATATTCGTGTTCCTGGTAGCTTAGCTTACTCTGCTCTAAACAAGACCCTTACCTTTACACCAACAATCAACTTTGACCCAGGTATTACATATCGTATTACTGTAGTTGGACATAACAAGCCTACAACATCTCCTATAGATGGTATTAAAGACATACTTGGTAATGGTATGATGGGCAATTTCTTTTCAACATTTACCACAGATACCTCAGGCATGTTGCCTCAAACAATTCTTCGTTCACCCAGTAATCAAAGCGCCATACAAGTACAACCTACTTTCTCATGGGATGCAATACCAGGGGCAGATCACTATGATATAGAAGTATCTCAAACTAATTCATTTGATGTAATTTACTGGCCATTACCTTCAGATACAATCGACAATACTCTAACTACGGTAATGCCTGATAGACCTTTTGATGTGGATAAGCAATACTTCTGGCGAGTTAGGGGCGTACGTCCATCAACTCAAAAAGGACACTACAGCGATGTCCACACATTCTATATAGGTGAGATAGATTTAAGTAGTATAGCACTAGAAGATAGTGTTAGCACTTCTGCTGCAATATATGGTGGATTTGCACCTATACAAGTTATAGATACTTATCCAAAACCAGATGTATATGATATAGCTCCAGACATAGGAGAGGTATGGATTAAAATAAAAGGCAACTATACCAGTATGTCATTTGATGATTCTAATTTTATAGTAGATGGTATTCCTTTTACAGATGAACCTGAAGGTACACCATATTATGGTGGCCTTAGAGACTTTATATTTCCACCTGATATATTTGAAGTACCTCGTACTCATGTAGATGATGTATCTCCTATAGAAAAAACAGGTATATTAGTCGATCCAGACGCTGTTGTTACAGTTACTTATGATGCCGTTAAAGATGAAACTACTATTAAAAAAACATTTCCTACTACAGCCTTAAAGATTAATAATAAGATTACGGTTACATTAAAGTTCCCTGATGAAGATTTTGAGTGGCACTTTACAACTGTGTTGTTTCCATACTACTCCACACCTAGACTGGTGCGTTCAGTAGCTCCTCTTATACTTAGTCATGCTACAGATGAAGACTTGCTTATGTTAATTAGACAAAATGGATTCTGGGCACAATTCAATGCTATAGACTATTTAACATATAGACAACAGACATTATCATTCTTTATTTTCCCAGTACCATTCTATAACACCATGATATATCAGACATTTGCCCAACCTACGCAATATGCATTTACATACCCAGCTCCTTTTGATTACTTAAATCCTCCATACTATATCAAAGAATATGTACGCCTTAAGTCTGCTAGAGATGCAATTAATGGTGTGTATTTATACTTATTGCGCACATCAGGAGAAGAAAAACACCTAGGGGATTTAACTATTACCGAAGGAAGATTTAGTGGTAGGGATTTCCTAGATATTATTAAACACCTCGATAAACAATTAGCGCAACTTTGGGACAGAATTATGGGTCACACTAGACGTGGCTACGCTCAACCCGTAGTTGGTTTTAGGGGTGGGTTATTTCCATTTGCTTCGCGTTCTAAATTTGGATCACCTGGTCGTTCTAGATACTAAAGGAGCTTCACTTTATAAATGACATTTAAGCAAACAACCTACTTAGGCAGACAAACCCATACCTTAGGTGATATGGTCAACCAAACATCACTCATACAAGCATTTGAAACATCTCGTGGAGGTTTGGGTTTAGATTTACGCCAGAAGATTAATGAAATATTAGATAAGTGGGGACATTACGTTTTAATACGTAGAAATAATAAGAAGCTCCACTGTGATTGTTTTGATTTCCACACACAAGAAAGTGCAGTTAGAGACTGTGCCATATGTGATGGAGAAGGTTACGTTCCTATAATAGAAAAGGTTTTAACACGTAGATGGGATGATTCTATGTCCCCAGATACCATAGAGAATCCAGGTAGAATAGCTAAACACGATAAAGTATTCTACTTCAAACACTGGGTTAATCCAAGTATACAAGACATTATATACGAAGTAACCTGGGTCCCTAGTCCACATAATGGCATACCCAAAAGTATAGTGGAGGTTTACTCAATACACTATTCTCATGCTAATCGAGCTGATAATGGGCGTATAGAGTATTATACCTGTGCATGCAAAGAAGAATACCTTAATAGATCAGTACGTAAGATTAACGTACGTAAGAATAGAAACTTAGTTAATTATACAATCGAGTTTAAAAACAAAGGTAAATAGTTATGCCAGTAAGAGTAGAGTGGATAGCAGATCAGGTTTTAGTTAGAGACGTTAGTATTGGTCAAACAGTTATGTTCTTGGGGGAACTATCTACTAGTGCAATATCCGATCCTTCAGTAATTGGTTCTATATATATCATAGACAGCTTAGAACAAGCGGTACGCCTATTTGGTGATAGTGAGCTATCTAAGGCTATTTGTGAAGCAATAGACTATGGTCCAGGACGCATATACGCTATGGGTATAGATGAAGGCACATTTCATTCAGCCAACTTACCAACACTACTCAATTCATTATTAGACTTTCCTGTGGATATATTGTGTCCCGTACATTGTAATACCGATGATAATATTATTAGGTTATTTGCTAACCATAGTTATGTAAAAGAAAACCTAGGGTACATCACATATACTATTATGCAGGCCCCAGATAACACAGGTATATCTGGTGATTTCCTAATAAGTCCTGGGGGCTTCTTTTTTGGATTAACTGTAGATGATGATGGACCACTAGTTACATTCCCCGTAGTAGATCCTGGTACAGCAGACTATATAGCGTTTCTAGGAGACCACCGCTCTTCTGTTGTAGTGCCTAAAGTAACCAGACAGAATAATCCAGTGGATCTTACTTTCAGAAATCTTAGTGTTGCTAATGTATCAGATCAATTAGTAACTAACCTTATATATATAGGCGATGACATATTTGATCCAGCTAAATATGTAATTATGACAGTAGGCAATCTAGTAATTAATCAGAGTACCGCTGGGCAATACATAAATCACATGGCACACAGCTATGCTGGTCTAGTAGCCTCTTTAACGCCTTCAGTTAGCCCCACAAATAAGAAGTTACTATCTAAGCCTAAAGAACTACTAAGTGCTATTAATCTATCCACCTTGGCCAACTATGGATACACAGCAACGAAGTGGAGTGCATCTAAGGAATCTCTAGTTTACTTAGGAGTTACTGGTACAGAATATGATTATAGGAGTTTTGTTAATCTACGTATTACACAGTATGTTATAAACACAATGAAGTATGCTGTAGAACCAATGATAGGTGAATTATTGAATACAATTAAATTAAATGAGAAAGTACGCAATACTTTAGAGCGTATTAAATCACTAAAATATATTATTGACTATTCTTTTAGAATTGATATAGATAGGTTACGAGGAGAAGCAACCATTATGTTAGATATAGTACCTATATTTGAAGTTACAGCCATACAGGTAGCTCTTAAACTATTATTGAGAGTAGCTTAAAGGGAGTTATAAATGTCACACGCATCAGAGCAACACTTTTATAAGACATCATCACTACACATAGAAACACGTCCTCCCCTACAGAGGTCGCAAGATCGTACTGCTGCTGATTTCACAGGTCTACTAGATCTACTTGCTAAGATAATTGCCATAGATTTTGAAGACCTACAGAAGCCAGTGACTTTTACAGAAAGCGATCCAAAAGATAATAACGCAAAAGATATACCACTACCTATTATTACAATGAAACTAATTAAGGAAGTACCACATGATGGCTCAGGACGTAAGGATTTGAAGCCACGCATACGTGAAATTGTTCCTGATCCCAACTCCAAAGATGATTGGATTCAGGTATGGGGTCAATGGAAGCAAGCTATTATAGAGTTTAGGGTGCATGCTGACACGAATAGGGAATCAAACCTATTGGTTAAGCGATTTAAAGAGTTTATGATTATATATCAAGGTATGATTATGGCTCACGGCGTGCAGCAAATGATATTTCTTTCACAAGAGTCTGATGAAACAGTTAGGCGCAGTGAAGGAGCATCAGAAATACATGTGCGTCCAGTACAATATATGATAGTGTTTGATGAACTAGTTCCGCAATCTGTAGCCAGATTGCGTGAAGTAATTATAAAAACAGGTATATCGGATAAATTGGGAGGAACAGAGAACGAGACTATCTTAACCGATATAGGTGGTATAGATAGATCGCCAATTGTGCCTGCACCATAAGTTAATAAGAAATAATAAGAAGGAGGAAGTCGGTAAATGGCTAACCCAGATATCTTTCCAAACCTACCAGGGTTTGTTGCCGAAGTAAATGACGGTGGTCTTAAATTAATTCCACCGCCTTCAACACTAACACAGGCTGTTGTATTAATTGGAACATCAGAGGATGGACCGTTACTTACTCCAGTTAGATTAACTAGCTTAGAGTTTGGAGACCAGGTTTTTGGTTTACCAAGAACTACAATGACCAAGCGCGAAAAATCAAAAGCCCTTACACTCCATATGAATGAAACCTATATGGCTGGTTGTACGGATATTTGGCTTATGCGTGCTACAGGAACATTCGCTGAACTTACACTTGCTTCATCTACTATTGGTAATCCAACACCATTACTTGCTCAATCAGTATATCCTGGTGAAAGATACAATACAATAGAAGTAGAGGTAACTGCTACACAATTAAAGATTACACCGTTTAAGAAATTAGTAGTTGGTGGCGTATTAACCTTCGTGTTAGATGCTGCCAATACACAAACGTTTACTTTATCTGATTATGTTTACTGGTCAGATCTTACAGACGCTGTAGACAGAAAAGCATTTTTAGCCAAAGCACGTTTAATCGCTACTAACCCTGGCGAAACCATTATTTCTGCCCCATTAGATATTATGGCATCAACAGTACTATCAGGTGGTTCTAACCAATTAGATGTTACAGATGTAGATTACAGAGATGCTTTAGTTCAAGCCTATAAGAACTTAGAAGACTTTGCAGATGTTGATTACGTAGTGCCTCTTGGTGCATATGTAGGTCCAAGTGCTAATGGTGACGATCTTAGAAACGCAAGGAATCTTGCTCTCTTCTGCTTCAGAGCTAGTGGACGAAACAATGAATTAATGGGTGCACTATCTATGGACCCGCTAGAGAACCCTACTCTTCAACGTATCACAGATAGAGCAGATTTACTATCAACATTAGATTTTAATATGGATGCTACGGATGATTATACTACAACAGCTACTCCAACTCCATCTGAACTTCTAGATCCAGAATCAGGCAATACATTTCATATGGGGTTCTACATAAGCTTACTTGAAGGAAGACAATCATACAGACTGCGTAATTTTGGAGAAACACTATCTACATCAGAAGCTGCATATGCAGGATTACTTGCTAGTATGTTGCTAAGTAGTGGTTCCACACGAAAACCTATTCGGAACTCTCGTGGATTACACTTTCACTATGGAGCACATAATGCCAATAAGATAGCAACAGCTCGTATAGTTACATTCCAGAGTACGTCAGGTAATCCTTCTGTTGTAGATGGCGTAACATATGGACTGTGGGATCCTACAGGTGTAGGTTTTACTTCCGACTACCATAATGCTTCTACTCTACGTATTACACAAGTTACAGTTGGTATGGTAAGGCGTGTATGCGAACCATTTATTGGCGAAGTATTTAATAATATACAAAAGAATGCAATGGCAACAAATATAGAAGGGGTTTTAAACTCCCTGAAAGACGCTGGTGTATTAGAGGATTTCGAGTTTGAAATCATACAATCCATTAATGATAAGATTCTAGGACAATGTTTTATCGACCTTATCTTAGTACCAGCGCTTGAACTTAAGAAAATACGCGCAAGAGTATCCTTAAGACCAGTAATCGTTAGACAATCGTAAGAGGAGGAGTAGTCAATGGCAAACATTGCGTTACAAGATGCGGCTACTGGTACCTATACATCATATTCGGGTGCTGATGCAGTAGCTTCGTTTAATGGTGTGGTTATAGCTAATTTACAAAGCGTAACGGTTTCTACTAACCGTGAAAAGGGACCAGTATTCGTTATGGGTTCACCAGATCCAGTTTCCTTCACAAGAGGTAAGCGTGGAATAGCTGGAACATTAGTATTTGTTACATTTGATAGGGATGCATTAATGAGTGAGGTACTTGGTGCTATAGATAAAGATCTTGTACCTGGATTTACAGCAGCTGGTAATATAGCTGCATATACCTCACTACGCAACAATGTTCCTGAGTTTAATAGAATATATAGTATAGATGATTATACTCGTGTTAACCAGCAAGCAGCTAATGCTCAGAAGGATTTTGTTGGAAATCCATTTGTTCAACTAGAGTATAACTACGCCGACCAATTACCTCCGCTTGATATTACCATTACTTTTGCTAATGAATATGGTGCGGCTTCTTATATGACAATATATAAGATGGAAATCTTAAATAATGGCACAGGTATATCTATCGACGATCTTCAAATCAATCAAGCATACACATATGTTGCTCGTGGTATTGATCGAATGAGACCTGGGTTTAAAACAGCTGGTAAGGGTAGGGTTGGTAATCTTATCGAAGTCCATGGTGCTAAACAACCTAGCGGTATTGATATGCTCAATAACCTAACCCATTCAAGACTTCCCTTAACTTCACCTCAGTCATCTCAGTTCAGTAATAATAGCCTCGGATAATAGGTAATATAAATTACAGGGAAGGAGCGGGATATTATCCCGCTCCTTCTATTATACTACTTAGATAAGTAGTATAGTGCACACCTAAGAACTTATTAGCTAAGCCTAGCTAAGTAACTATTCCCCTAAGGAGCTTATATGGCAAGTGGTTCTCTTAGCCAACAAACCAGATTCTATAACAGTAAAGATGCTATGTATAAGGCTATTGGCAATTACTCGTCTTTTGCTGGTGTTGATATGGTGGCATCTATTACTATTCCTCTACGTAGTCAGGAATTAGAAATTAAAGGTATTCCTGCTGGTAAGGCTAGTGGAAAGACCTATATCATAGGTAATCTACAAACACTATCTATTTCTACACATACAGATAAGATACCTGTTCGCGCATTAGGCTTTAGAAGTCCAAAGGGATTTACTAGTGGGCATCGCACCTACGCAGGCACGTTAATTTTTGCCGTATTTGATAAATATGCTCTGCATGATATTCGTCAAGAATTACTTAATATGTGGAATACAAAGTCGGTTTATTATCCTAAAAGTGTAATTACACCACCTAATTATCTTATGGCAGATTCACTACCCCCATTTGATATTACCATGACAGTAGCTAATGAATACGGGCAGATGTGTACGGCTACGATTAAGGGTATTACAATAGTAGATGATGGCATGACAATATCCATAGATGATTTAATGACAGAGCAAACTATGACCTACCAGGCACTTGCATATAAACCACTTATACCCATATATATTAATCCAGGCAATACTATATTTACAGATAAAACAGTCGATATACCTAGCACGGGTGGTATAGCCTAATGGCTATCGAATATAATCCCATACCCATAAGTAGAGCATATCCCGCTCAGTATTTCTCAGGTGCGGATGTAGCTATCTTCCTTAACGATCAATGGGTAAGTGATGTGGTTAACTTACAATTTTCACTAGAAGAACAGCTACAACCAATCTATGGACATGCGGATTATATAGCGAATAGAATCATACGCGGTACTAGATTGGTGCGTGGTACGTTTCACATCAATTTAAGAGGAGCACTATACTTACATGAATATCTTTATAACTACGGTAAGAGCTTCCCAGAACCATCTAGTTATATTAATGATCTAGGTAATGATTTAACCAGCATAGCAAATGAATCCACCAACATATATGATTTAAACACTAGTGCTAGTAGTGCTTTTGATGGACCAGTAGATGTAGACTTCCAAGACTTCTTAGATAGACAACGCGGAAGATATTGGTCGGTATCTCAAGGTTCAACTACTAACTTACAACAATTTGCAAGACAAACACCCTACTTCCAAGATATTCAAGAAGACGATCCCAAATCCATACAATTTCCACCACTACATATTTTTATTACATATGGATATAGGGAAGATACTAGTAATCTACATAATGATATCAATAACAGATTTGCCGATGTTAGATCAATAGACTATATCTATCCTATGTCAGTACAGCAAGTTACTGACATAACAGGACAACCTATTATGGAACAATTTACTTTTCTTGCTAAAGATATTAATCTGCGAGCTCGTATACCTGATGAGCGTAAGCGACAGAATAATATTTCCTTCCCCGAACCATAACTATATATTTGCATAATATTCTTTAGTAATGCTATAATAAGATAGGCAAAGCCTATTAGAATCTTATTTGTTTTAAAAGGAGAATCATATGTCAGAAGATACTACTGTAATAGAGCAGGTTCCTCAAGTTGTTCCAGAACCTAAGAAGTATTACAATGAAGCTGGACAGGAGGTTTTGTTTCCAGGAGGTCCAACTATTGCTCAGAGAGATTATTGGAAACAAGTACATACTAATATCTATGCTACGGATTTTATGGATGAGGTTATAATCTGGCGTGGTATTAACCGAGCTGAATATAAGAGATTGTTTAGTGAGAATTCTGGGACAGATGAATTATTATTTGAAGAGATATTGACTTCAAAAGTGATTTTATGGCCAGCTATTACTCAAACAGATCTAATTGGTAAAAAAGCAGGTATACCTGGTACGATAGTTAAACAATTACTAGAGGTCTCAGGTTTTAATGCGCCACCCCCAATCCCACTTTAATACTTAATTAAAATAATATGTAATGATTACTCCCGAACAGATCCTTAATTGGAAACTTGAATATAGAGGGATCTACCAAGTTAAAATTCTACAATGGAATTTTATTTTTAGATCTCTTAAGCTATTTGAGCAACAAGCTCTTATGGGATTTACTAATGAGTGTGAACGAGAAGAGTTACTATGTAAGTTATGTATTTTATACCCAAAAGATATAGATTTACTAGAGCTTCCTATGGGAGTTGCTTCAGGGTTATCAGAAGCAATACTTACAGCATCAGGATGGGGACCTAAAGCAACTAGTTTGCTTTGTGCCTATAGAGATGAGCTAGAAGCTAACGGTTCATTTCAAGATAAGATAGAAGCTATAGTTGCTAGATACTTTGTAATGCCATTGTGGGAAATAAAAAAGATGTCTATGCAAGAGCTATTATATCATTATAGCCGTGCAGAGTGGATGCATGAGAACCTAGTGCTCAATCCAGTACAACTCAAACCCCCTCCAACAGCTGAAGATATATATCGTAGACGAATCAGATCTGAAGTCAATAATCCATCACCTCGCAGTAGAGATCAGGAACGCGAAGCAATCATCCAAAAGATGTTTGGAGCTAACAACATAGGGCCATGACCATGTTTAAAGAATATGGGGTCTATCGAGACCCAGATGCAGAAGAGCGCAGAAGCGCTCTTCTTAAATGGAGTATGGGTGGGCTCCTCCTAGCAGGAGGAGCTGCTTTATTGTTGCGGGGAAGATCAGCTGCAGTAACTAAGCAATTTACTACTGAGATCTTGGAGCAAGGTGGCAAACTACGATATGGTCCTTCAACTAGGGCTGCTACCGAGGCTATCAGACGCGGTATACAAGAAGCATCTGAGCGTCCACTGAGTCTTCTTGAATCTCTAAGATATCAAGCACTCAAACATCCATTTATTCAAAAAGCTACAACTGTTCTAGAGGAAACATGGCCAGGACATATCCTATCTGGTATGGTTGGCTTGCGTCATGCAGTACAGGAAGCACAAACTCCCTTTGTAGTTAATCTTAGTAAGGCAGTAAGACATCCTTCTCTCCGCTTCTTAAGTAAAAATGTAGACGAAGAACTTATCTATATTAGGGGTGCTATATATGGTACTCGTAGCAAAGAGGTTCTTGGTAAGGGCTTTAAACTAACTCGTGGTGGTTTCGTAGGTGCAACATCTACTGAGGAACAATTTACTGGCACCTATTCTAAAGAATTTAGTGTTCTATTTAGTCAGGCTGTACCTGAATTATCTGATTTTACTTTCCAACAACAAGTTAAACAACATGGATTCTGGAAGAATCTAATACATGGGACGGATTATTTTGAACGTTCTAAGATTAATCAATGGTCAACTATACGTGAACGCTTCACTGGTCAACAGTCCATCTGGGAAGATGTAAGAGGATTAGGTAAAGAGCTATGGAAAGCTAGAGCATACCCAGGGGAAGTTAGTGATATATCCTTAGGCTTTATGCGTACGGCCATAAAGCTAAATGAACAAGTACGCCAAGCCCTTCCGTTTGGTAAGTACCTAGCTTTAGGCGAAGGAGCAATGTCTTCGCCTGCTGACTTTGTACTTAATGTAGTATTTGGCCGCGTTGCTCCTCTAGCTCTAGGAGCATTTTATCTAAACTATTTAAACACTAAATCTAGAGATGTATTTGGTACGTCTCCATATGATGTATTAGCAGAAGGATATAAGCATGCTAATTTAGGATTAGCATGGCTCAAGGACATTACAGGAATAACCCCCTTTGTTAAACGCTTACATTCTATTGCTCCAGAATTAACATCTCTTGTAGCACATCCATTTGTAGATCAACCCGTAGGCTTAAGCAGGGATGAACTAGAAGAGTATTACGAGAAAGGTAGGGAACCTGTACGTAAGGGTAGATGGTGGGCAGCTATGTCGCCTGAGCTCTTCAGAGGTGGGAGAATAGAATCATATC